GCTACGATAAATCATCATGGAAATCAACGACCAATACCATAACGGTTATCATACTGGCATCATGCGTGATGACAATATCCTGATAGGCCCTAGGATAAGGTTTGACCTGCATAATATCAGTGACGATGAATTGCGTTTTTGGTCTACTCAAGAAATTGGGATACCAACACGGCCAATTCAACGTGCTTACAAATTCCGGATCACTGACGTGACCCCTGAACAAGTCCAGCAGATGTCACAATATTTTGGTAATGAGCGGTTCCTCTGGAACAAACTGGTGGCCGAGCAGAAAGCCCTTCGAGTATCCGGTCAGAAAGCTTTGAGCCACTTCGACATGAACAAACTGATTACCTTACTAAAGGTCGATCATCCATTTTTAAAGGAGTCTCCATCACAGGCACTGCAGGCCCGTGCCGGCGCCCTTGCAAAAGGGCAAAAAGCTGCCTTAGACAAGAAGAACCCTGCAACATTTCCTGACTTTAAGAAGAAAGGGAAGTGCTCTGAAAGTTTCACTCTGTTGCAAGGATGTACCCTATTACAGCCAGATTGCATCACAGTCCCAAAACTTGGCAATTTGTACTTCATCAATGGTGGCAATAACCCTGCACGACAAAAGACAATGCGCATCATTAATGGGAACGTCAATTCGGTAACCATCAGTTTTAAGCAGAATGCATATTGGATTTCCATCCAGACAGAACTTACCGTAGAGCCACTACCACACCCGAGCATCAGCGAGGCGGCCCTAGATCTAGGCGTAGCCAGGTTCTGCACTCTCTCTAACGGCGAGTTTTTCTTGCCATTAAACGCTTTCAAGGCAAAGCAAGATCGATTGGCAATAATGCAAAGGCAACTGTCGCGCCAGGTGAAATTGTCCAACAACTGGCATTTTCTTAAAAACAAGATTAACAAACTACACTGCAAAATCGCCAACATGCGCAAGGACTTTCTTCATAAAATCTCGACCTATCTCTGCAACAGCCACGCAGTGATCTATGTTGAGGACCTGAAGGTCAAGAACATGATGGCATCAGCAGCCGGCACTATCGAGAATCCTGGTAAAAACGTGAAGCAGAAATCTGGCCTTAATCGGAGCATCGCAGACCAAGGATGGGCCATGTTTCTGGGATTCCTGCGCTATAAGCAGGACTGGCGTGGTGGCAGAGTCATAGAAGTGCCACCATATTTCACAAGTCAGCGGTGTCCGAAATGCGGGTTTACCCATGCGCTTAATCGGGAGGACCAGAGCCATTTCGGTTGCATCAATCCAGAATGTAATTTTACAGCAAATGCAGACTATGTAGCGTCATTGAACATCAAAGTGAAAGGGCAGACGGCCCCGGATAGCCTGGTAGTATTGTCGCGCCAGTCAAGGGCGATAAAATCAGGAACTTGCAGTGCGTGAGCCTGTGAGAATCTCCGTCCTTCAGGGCGGAGAGTACGTCAACTGGGAGATTATTCAATCCCTAGCCTGGATGTTCTTAATATATATAATCCTTCAGGTTATGATCGGATGCTCCTCATTTCCTTATAAAATGACAGGTTTTGATGTTAGCGCGACCGGTGGCCAGCAATTTTGGAATAATGGCCCTGGGCCGTCTCAGCCGTACTTTACTGAGAGTATTACGGTTAGTGGGCATTTTTCAGATCCGCGGTATCTTAGGGAAAATAAGTGAAGGACAAGGTTACACTGCTGGAGGTATATCTAAAATGATATTCCCAGTGAAGGACAAGGTTACACTGCTGGAGGTATATCTAAAATGATATTCCCAGTGAAGCAGTGGCAGCATGGTAAGTACATTGCAGTATGTGTATTTAAGCATCATAGTTATACCTGTAGTTTGTTCTTTGACAATTTAATGCTTCGATTCGCTCAGCTCGGGACAGAGAACCGCCGGGCTATTGTAGTTTGCAGAATATGAGTAGCCCTTACCCCAAAATCCAGTTTCCTTTAATATTGGCCCCACTTTTTGAGCCGCATCTTTATAAAGTTGTATGGGGTGGCCGTGGAGGACTTAAAACAAGAAACATCGCCCAGGCTTTGGTAATCCTGGGCGCTGCTACATCTATCAGAGTAATTTGTTGCAGAGAGATCCAAAAGTCTCTTAAAGATTCAGTACATCAGGAACTAGCCGATGCTATAGTTCGTGCTGGGCTTGATGATTATTATCGCATCCTGGATAATGAGATCCGGGGTATAAATAATGGTACATTCTTCATCTTCACTGGTCTTAAATCCAATAGCTCCTCGATTAAATCCACAGCAGCTTTAAATATAGCTTGGGTAGAAGAAGCCGAAGGTGTATCTAAATCATCGTGGGAGTTCCTTGAACCTACGATGAGAACACCTTGGCTATTACCCTGCCAGTTCTGGCCCATAGGTACTAAGTTCACGCCGGAAGAACGAAGATTAAATGGTCGGTGGGTAGATCCTGAGATCTGGTGTTCATTCAATCCAGATGATGAGACTGACGAAACATATGTTAAATTTGTAGGAGGAGATCCGCCTAGATCAGGATGGAAGCCGCCGCCCGGAGCCTGGATATGTATGACTTCTTGGCGTGATAATCCATGGATGCCAAGTAATCTTATCATGCAGAAGGACCATCTTGAGGCCACTGATTATGATGCTTATCTTCATGTGTGGGAAGGTAAGCCCAGAAAGATGTCTGCAGCTCAAGTACTTCGAGATAAATATGTGAAGCAATGGTTCGAACCCGATCCAGACACATGGGATGGCCCATATGATGGAACTGACTGGGGATTCTCTAGTGATCCATCAGCTCATAGCCGATGCTGGGTATTCCAAAGACGATTATATATAGAATATGGTTATTATGGCTATGGTGTGGAGAATGATGATCTATCTGAATGGTTGAATCAAATGCCCGATGCAGCTAGGCAAGTAAATAGGGCAGACTGTGCCAGGCCAGAAACTATCAGCCATTGTCGCAGGCATGGTCATCCGTTAATGATACCGTGTGAGAAATGGCCAGGATCAGTAGAAGATGGAGTTTCATACCTACGTGGTGAATTTGATCAGATTGTAATCCACCCGAGATGTGAATCAGCACTGGAAGAAGCTCGGTTATGGTCCTATGAGATAGATAAGAATAGTCAAGAAGTATTGCCTAAACTAAAGAAAGGCCATGATCATATAATGGATTCTATACGTTACGCTATAGGCCCACTCATTCGAGGCGCTGTTAAGTTGCCTGGTAACTGGTGGCGTAGATGGACTGAGACAGAAGCCACGGAACGAGCCATTTCAATCAAGTACGTCATTGTAACCGTTGATGAAACAACAGAAGGAGCTGCTGAACTACGGGCCGTATTCCAATTATGGGGTGTTGGTGGCTATAGTAAGATATTCCTGTTAAAAGAGGCAGGCTGTTTTGGCCTATTACCTGAGATCATGGATGAGATAGCTAAATTCTGGGAGGAATGTGCCCAGTTTGGCAGTTATGTTAAAGCAGCTAGTGAGTTATGGTGTGAGAGTAAATCAATTGGATCTACATTGATCAAAACTCTACGCGCAAAAGGTATACCTGCAAGGGAATGGGATCAAGAAGATTTGAGCATGAATGATCCATCCTGGAGGGCAAAGCAAGCTTCAGTTCATCTGCATGACGGTAGGGTATATATTCCAGTTGGCCCATGTATAGCTATGCAAGAAATAGAAGGTCTTGCCACTAATGCGTTAACTCTAGCATTAATGGTTTGGCAGAAGAGGGGCGGGGGCGTAGGATAAGGAGAAAAAATGATATTCCCAGTGAATACACTGGAGGTATATCTGGAGGCATATCTAAAATGATATTTCCAGTGAATACACTGGAGGTATATCTGGAGGCATATCTAAAATGATATTCCCAGTGAATACACTGGAGGTATATCTGGAGGCATATCTAAAATGATATTCCCAGTGAATACACTGGAGGTATATCTGGAGGCATATCTAAAATGATAGATAATTGGGTCTGGCCTTCCCCGCTAGGGGGGATAGAGCGGATTCGTCAGGAGTGGACGCCTTTTTTCACATGATTAAAGATTAAAATTATCGGCTAAAAATTAATATTAAAATTGGTTCGCGATTATAAATTTGTGGTATATTATAAATATGGGAAGAGCTGCTGGCATGATTGAAGGATTCTCCAGTAAAGGTGCCCAGCTTTTTACCTCCTACCGCAGTAAGATTCTAATCTGGGCCACAAACCACAATTTAATTAAGCTAACCCGTCAAAAACAGGATTAAGAGAAAAGGAGCTACCTATGAAACTCAAAGATTTATTGCCATCAGCAATAGACGTGACATTCTGTGCAGATTGTACCTATAAATGGGAATTAGTTGGTAGTCACTGTTTAACTTGTATTGAGGATGAATTCACTCAGAAGGTTATAGGCCCAGCGGAGACGAATGGCTGGGCGGAGAAGGATAAATATAAGGAGATTTAATATTGACTGCACAAGAATGTCGGGAAGCTGGCTGTCCAGGGATAGATAGTGATAGCGGGATTCGGTGCTGGCAAGTTAAGGGTTGCCCAGCTTGGGAGGTTAACCATGGCCAAGTTAATAGAAAAGTGGAAAGAAACGGAATGGAGCAAGCGGATTTGGGCTGATGGTCCCTCGAAGTCCCCAAAGGTTCTTTGCCGAGTATGTAATGAGCCAGTAAATCCATTAAATCATTATCAACGCTTTGATGAGAGTCTTTGTACTTCTTGTTATTGTTGGAGCTTTCAGTATATACGAGGATACGGATTGTAAAGGAGGTATTATGCATCATATAAATCATACCCTGTTTTTGGATGCTTATGCAAAGTCATTAGTCCTTCCAAAACTTAACTCAGCAACTACAATGGGAGTTAATCAATTACTCTCTTTTATAGAGGCCGATCCTTGTATTAACGACCTACGATGGGGGGCATACTTGTTGGCTACTGCTCTTTGGGAGACAGGCCATACATACTTTCCTATAGCTGAATATGGTCGGGGTGATGGCCATCCGTATGGGAAACCTGCGGCTAATGGCCAGATCTATTACGGGCGTGGATATGTCCAGTTGACCTGGGAAGATAATTACAAGCTAATGTCTCAGCTACTTGGAGTTAATTTGCTGGATGATCCAGATCTGGCCTTAGTTCCAGAACATGCTTATAAGATTATGAGTATAGGCATGCGGTGCGGAGATTTTACTGGGGTTAACCTGCATAGGTTCATTGATGATGACTCTTGTGATTATGTTAATGCTCGCAGAATTATTAACGGTAGAGACCAGGCCGAACGAATTGCCGGTTATGCTGTATCTATTCATGATGCTTTGTATGGGGCCGTGATATGAAAGTTTTATGCCCAGACCCAGATTGTGGTGGTGCATTAATATATTGCGCTAATTCAGGGCTAGAATCCCTTACATATCATTGTAGTAAATGTAAAGCCAAATGGGTGGCCCATAAGGAAGAAAAGGAGATAATTGATGGAATGCCTGACATTATTGCTTGATTACAATGCATGGCTTGATTGGGAAATGGAAGTTTGCGATCTTGATAATGAAGATGAAGACTCTTATGCAAAACGTACTGAACCAAAGAAGTTTCCCTGCTATATAGGAACTGAAATAGTGGGCTGGGAGGATGGCCCTAATGGAGAGGAGAATGTCGGTCAGCCATTATTTGCTCCGGTTTTCTTCTATGAAGAAGATCTAAAGAAGATGTTGGAGGAATTGAAATGATTATTAAAGACAATATTGAATGTTCAATGAGCACGTGCATACATTGTTATAAGGGTGAATGTTTTCATCTTGATCCGAACATTGGGTATTCAGAAACTGATAGCCGATGCGGGTCTCTTGATAAAGGAACAGGATCAGCTAAGAGCAAATCCGGGTCTGCGGGAAATAGCCCAATGATTATGGTGATAGGAGAGTGAACTAAAAGGTTTACTTTTTAACCAGAATTTGATATAATATTTAAGATTATTTAGAGTGCTAAACAGGATTATAGGAAGCCGAGTCACCCATCTAGGGGTGACTCGACTTTTCTTTTGTAGTTTAGAGGAGACGGCTTTGATTAAAAGATCTAATCAAAATACCCACGAAAACCTCGGATCGGTAGTACGCTCTAAAGCCAAGCTTCAGAGGGTTAAAAATATGAGGATCACTTCAGCAGGAGCTGGAGGACGAGGAGATAGAGCAGCTGCTGCTAGTGTGCCATTTTATTCAAATAACCCCGAAACTTTTACAAATCCGCTAGAAAGATGGCGCGAGTATGCGTTGATGTACCAGACTTCGTGGGAAATTCGAAAGATAGTCAATATCCCAGTAGATGACGCTCTACGTAAACCGCCTACGCTAAAAGGAATTTCAGATGAAGCCGGTACTATCCTAAAGAAAAAATTAGATAAGCTGCAGTGGATACCGGTTACTAAAAGAGCACTTAAACTGGAACGCTTGTTAGGCGGTTGTCTTCAATTTATGGGGTTGGAAGCTGATAATGATGATTCATCTCAGCCATACCATCCAACCGAAGGTAAAAAACTGTTATTTATGAATTCTATTCCTATATCTAGAATCTCTAGGATGAATTGGTCAACAGATCCATTGTCTGCAAGTTATATGAGACCATCTTCATTCTATGTAAATAATATCGAAGTTCATGTCTCAAGATGTCTTATATGGGATGGATCTCCATTATTTGATTGCAACGATTTTGCACTGACTAACTATAGAGCTAATCTGGCTGGCTTTGGAAATAGTGTTATTGGTTGTTTGTTTGATGATGTAGTTATGGCATGCGGGACTAGGCAAGCAGCTTATCAAATGGTGCAGATGACTGGGGCCATTATAGCTACTATCGATATGCTTCAGGAGATAGGTGGAACTGCCCCAGGACAAGCCAAAGTAAAACAACTTGAGCAGATGATTAATGATTTATCTGTTTATAGGGCAACCTTTTTAGCTGGAGATAAAGTTAAAGTCGAATCATTTAACCAGCAATTCGGTTCAATACCTGAATTACTTCTAATGTATCTTCAAGTTCTTTCTGCGGCGTCGGACATTCCTGCTAGTCGTTTCTTAGGACAAGCTCCAGGCGGTCTCTCTACAGATGATAGATCGGGGCTTGAAAACTATTATAACCAAATAGATGCTTATCAATCTGAACGCATTACACCCCAGTTTATACGGCTATGTGATGTAATAGGATACGCTGAAATACCAAACTGGGAAAATGAGAGAAAAAAATTAGAAATTGAATGGCCACCACTCTGGAATGAGACAGCAAAAGAGGAAGCAGAGCGAGCAGGTTTGACTATTGCCAATGTACTTCAATTAGTAGATGCAGCACTCATGGGTGAAGAGGCTGCTATTGGGGAAATTAATGCTAGAGGAATTCTGGCCACTAAGTTGGAGAAGTCCGACCTGGAATTACTACAGAGCGCTCAAGATGCCCTTAGCAGGCACTTGGATCTTCCTAATAGTGGTAGTAGCCTCGAAGGAAAAACACCTTCTACAAATGATTCTAGGGACAATCCTTTTAATAAGCAGCGAGATGAAGAGGAAGATCCAGGTAAGCGGTCTTTTCCCGGTGGGACAAGTGGTGATCAGAAGTCCAGCCTACAACGGCTAAAGAATATGGCCAAAATCCAGAATGATCTTTCCGACTTTATGCTTAAACATCTAGTCAAAGAAATAGATTACGATCCAGATGCCTTTGATCTAAATGAAATAAAAGCTGGTTATGTAGTTGAACAGGAACATGCAGATATAACTAAAGGTGAGCCGGAGAAAGTAATGCGAATAGTAATGGCTCACATGACTGAAAAGAAAGATTATTATTCTGAACTAGAAAAGATGGAACATGAATCGGAACCTGTAGAGTCAAAATAAATGGCTTTCCTGCCCACAGACAAAGAACTAGCCAAGCTAGCTAAGCGGCGCCCTCGTAGGAGTAGACCGGTCAAACCTAACCGACTGCAAGAGTCTAAACTTTGCCAAGCTATGTCCTTATTGTGGAGAGATATACTTCTGCCAGCTACAGAGAGGATTCAATATTTGGTTAGGTCTGGCGCTAGTATCCAAGCCATCACAGACGAACTGGAACGCGCTCTGTTACTTACCCGTACCCAATATGCTGGCCTAGCTCCTGGAATAATAGACATGTGGAAAGCAGGAGTTAACAGGGAAGTCCAAAACGCTATTGTCAGATCAATGACCTCTAGCCTTGGGATTGATCTATCTGCGGTATTAACTCAGCCTGACGTTTCAGAAGCTATGGCTGCAGCTACATTGCGTTCAGTTCAGACGATTACTAGCATTCCGTCAGAGTATCTAGGCCAGATAGCGCGGGCTGTAGCTGACAACTTCTCGGGGGTACCTCTTTCTGAAGGTAGATCTTTACTTGGGGAGATTCAACAGTTGGGGTTTACATCATATCGGCGATCTAAAATGATAGCCCGTGATCAAACAAGCCGTCTCACAGCAGCGCTTAATGCTCATAGACAGCAGGCTGTTGGAATAGAGATGTACGTTTGGAGGTGTGTTCTTGATATGGCTGTGGTAGGCAATCCCAGCGGAGTATCGCCTGTGGGAAATAAAGCCCATGGTGATCATTGGGATCTTGAAGGTATGTATTGCAAATGGTCTGATAACTCGGTTTATAGTGATGATAAAGGACAGACATGGAAGAAGAGACCATCAGCTTGGTCTAAATTAGCTCCTGGGGGGGAAATACTTTGTAGATGCTGGGCAGATCCGATTGTCGATCCACCTAAAATAGTTCAGAAGCTGATAACATACTAATTGGGAGATTATAAGATGAAAGAAAAAGTTAAAAATGGATCTTGTTATGCGGCTCGTCCCCAAGTCTGTACTAAATGCGGAAAGATAGGTCATCTTTATCAGTCTTGCCCTGAAAAGAAGCCAGTGGGCCCTGTTGATAATACGGCCTTTATGAAAGGACAAAATATTGCAAGAGTAGAGATTCTGAATAAGATTCAGAATCTGGCTGGAATTGATTCTAGGGTATCAACTTCTGAGGTTAGACAGGAGTTAAATAAATACCAATATAATCATTGCCCTACCCATGGAATGTATCCTAGAGCTGTAGGTAAATGCCCTAGATGTAATTATAATTCCGAATTAGCTGGTTAAGTGTATATAATACCTTATCAAAATTCATAGGAGTCCAAAATGAGTAAAAAGCTTGCAGCTATTAATGGTATAACAGTAGTAGATTTTGTTCCAGACCCAACTCAATCTTTAGTTCCTTCTAGCGCTGCATTAATTACAATACGTACAGTTAACACCGTCGCAGTAAAGATCTTGGCGCTATCTGATATAACTTATTATTTCAATTCAGATTCTACTAAGACTTTCCTTGTAAAAGCTGGTATTGAGACAATAATAATGGTGGCTAATCCCGGTATTCTATCACTCAACATTGTGAATACTAGTACAACTGCTGTTTATATGCAGGGGATGTAATTATGAGATCTATCATTCTTAGTATAATGATAATATTTTTACCAGGGTTTGCCTGGAGTCTTGGCGATATGGGTACTACTCAAGGTAAAAACATCCCTTTTGCCTCTACCGCCACTCCAGGAAAGGTCATGGTAGATGGTAGTAGTATTACTATATCCAATGGCACAATCTCCTCCCATGCCGGTAGTGGCGGCGGTATAACAGCAGTTACCGGAGTATCCCCTATCGCAGTTTCAAGCGGAGGTACTCCGGCTGTTAGTTTAGGGTCAGTACCGTTCAAGAATATTTCTGCCGCACTTAGAGCACACGGCTTCACATTTTAATTAAATATTATATAAATCCAAACTATATTGGAAATTTAGCACGTACTTCTCCAAGCATAGTATTTTTATGAATATTTAGATTTTTATTCGGATTTTAGGAGCTGAATAAATGGCAACCAGAACAATAAGCGATAGCGGCGGTAATTACTCGGCAACCGGCACATGGGTTGAGGGGGTTGTGCCGACAGCCTCAGACGCTGTAGTTGCCACTGGCACCTCTGGGAACTTAACAGTTGACACAACTGGTAACGCAGCCGCGTCAGTGGATTTTACCAATTACCCTGTTACTTCTACTATCACTTTTGCAGCAACAAAGATGTTGACTGTATACGGAGGTTACAAACAAATTGCTGGCATGAATATTACTGGAACAGGGTCGCTGGTAATGGCTCTTGCGTCCACAATGACATCAGCAGGAGTAACTTTCCCTGGTTCTTTAATCTTCGCAGTGAATGCTACTTTTACATTGGCCGATAATTGGACTCTAACTGGTTTATTGACCTACAATGCCAATATAGTTGTTCTTAATGGCAATCAAATTACTTGCAACGGAGGGATAACCAATAATGGGACGCCTAGTGGAACAACTAATATTATTTTAGCTGGTGGAACATGGTCAGGAAGTGGTACAAATGGGCTTTATAATAATTTAACTATAGCAGGAAATGTAACAGTTTCGGGCGCTGTTTATTATAGGAATGGAGTACTAACATATTTATCGGGAACAGTGACGTGGTCAAGTGCTGTATTGAGAATAACTGCAAATTGCACGCTAAACACTAGTGGGATAACCTGGCCGAACGTAACCACAGCACAGGTTGCGACATGGACACTGCAAAGCGACTTAAATTGCACGATTTTAAATTTAGGCCACGCCATAATAACAGCTGGAAACTTTAATATTAATTGCGCCAGCTATTTTGCAATAGCTGCTGGTGCTTCCTTAACTGTAAAAGCAGGACAAACCTTAAATATTTCAACTACGATGTTTTCTGGCACGCCAAGTTCGGCAGGTACTTACGTAAACTGCCCTCTAAAGTCAGGCACAGCCTCAAGCCCAATGTATCTAAATTATCAAGGACCGCAAGCAAATTTAGCGCTTATAGGCTGCGCTATTACGGACGTAGACGCTTCCAGTTCTGCTATTCCGTTATTCCAGTATCAAGGAAGCACTCTACTAAGAACAGTTAATATCACGAACATAGTACTTCCCCCGGCAGGCGGCTTAATGGGAAGCAGCAGTTTGTTAGGGGGGCTAGATGGCTAAGTTATCAATACTCGGCGGCGCAACTAGCGTCACAGATTACATTTTCGTTCAGGACTCGGCAAGCACTGTCGGCGCTGGTAAAACGGGGCTCGTCTACAATACTTCGGGGTTATCAGCCTACTATGTCAGGCCAGGAGCAGCGTCGCAAGCCGTGTCGCTGGTGACCCAGACCGTAACCGGGGCGTATTCATCGGGTGGATTCGTGGAAGTGGATGCTGTAAACCTACCGGGCGTTTATCGTATCGACTACCCCAACGCCATGCTTGCGGCAGGGGTACGGTCGGCGGTAATGATGCTGAAAGGGACCGGGATTGCACCGGTAAAGTTGGAGCTAGAGCTGACCGGATGGGATAACCAGGTATCTAAAATAGCCTCCACTCTTGCAGCTTCGGATGTGACAGGGAATCTCCCTACCAACGTCATCCAGGTCAACGGCACCGCTCAGACGGCCCGAGATCTGGGAGCGAGCGTACTGCTTGCAGGTGATTTTTCCGCGACGATGAAAACAAGTCTCAACGCGTCAACGGTAGCAACTGTGACCAACCTCACCAATGCACCGACGAACGGCGACCTTACAGCCACAATGAAGGCCAGTATAGCAACGTCCGTTAGTGGTGTGACTGCTGCTGTCACTGCCATTACGACCAATACGGCAAGGGGGCGTACTGTTATCCCAGACCAGATGGAGCTGCCTGCTTCCGGTTCTACATCTTATGAAATCAACCTCAACATTTACACGCTGCAGGGGGCAATGGATGCCCCCGACTCGGCACCTACCATTCACGCCAGGACTGTGGGCGGGGCTTCGATGGATGCGTCACTTAGGTCCACCGCCATGACGCTTATATCTGCAGGCGTCTACAATGTGACCTATTCTGTAGCATCAACAGATATTCAACAGCAGATCCTTTTCACCTTCGCCTGGGCTGTTGGAGGGGTGCCATTCACTCTCACGGGCACGACTGATGTTGTCAACGTGTATGCTGTGGCCTTTACATCTATCGACCGAACTGCACTGAACGCTATTCCAACTACCCCTCTTTTAACTAGTGATACTCGGTTAAATCATTTGAATGCAGATATTTCGGCTATTCCAATTGCTCCACTTCTGGCAAGCGACACCCGGCTGAACCACTTGAACGCCGACATCTCAGCCATTCCAATTGCCCCACTCTTGGCAGTAAACTATACGGCACCGGATAGTGCTAGTATAATAGCAACGGCAGTGTGGGCAGCAGGAGGACGGACACTGACATCTTTCGGCACACTAGTTGCCGATGCCGCAGCCGCAGTCTGGGGTGCTGTGTCTCGAACACTTACAGCTTTTGCATTCATTCCTACTGTTGACAAGACTGGGTATACTTTAGATTCTGCACAACGGGTTAAACTAGATGCTTCACAACCTGATTATGTACCTGCTAAAGAATCTGATGTAACAACAATAACAACAGCAATTAGCAATATATCAGATCCATTTTCTGAGGTAATTCCAGAAAGTAATCCGGCTATGACTTATGGACAAGCTTTAGCTAGGTTAACAGTACCTAGTACACTTCCAGTAATTCCAATATTAGCTCTGCCTACTACTACTTATCAGATTCTATATGGGAATACTAAAGAATTTGCAGCTACGGCTTGGTCGGTAGGCGATATTGCTACCATGACCATTTCTAGTTCACAGATTATAAATGGTGTTATTATCGAACCTGCAATTAGGACGTGCACTTTAGACTCCACCGGATTATTTTCTTTTACCCCAGATATAGGTTTAACTAACGTATTAATAACTATAAGTAATTTTAGAGGTATTTATTTTTCTAAAGCAATTTCTCTAATAAATACAAACAGCAGTATGAACATTTCAGATTACTAAAAGTGTTTACTTTTTAGTTTGACTTTGGTATAATATATAAGTAAACATTTTGAACAGGATTATAGGAAGCCGAGTCACCCATCTAGGGGTGACTCGGCTTTTCTTTTGACCTCATCCCAACAAGATTACACAGGAGAGAAAAGTGAAAAATTGGATTATCGCAGCAATAATTGTGTTAGTTGGCGCTTTGCCTTATGGAATATCTCAGGCAGGTACAGCTAGCCAGAGCGCCCCTGCTGTTGGTCGAATTAACGTTCCTCTTACTGTGCCTAAAGTCGCTAAGTCCTCCTGCAAAACCATAGTTGCCGGTGCTCATGTAGTTACTACCTTTGATGTGTCTAATACGACCATGGTAAACTGGAAGGCAACTACTTCCCCCACTAACTCTGCCCTAGTTATTGTCAAGCGTATCCTGAATTCCAATACGGCTTACTATCCTGCATCCGATGAGAAGAACCTCCCAATTGACGCTTTGGTATCTACGCTAGGGTTTTCTAACTTTTCGGCCGCTAGTCCTCCTGCTACAACTTATGTTTGTGTAGAGCTTAACTAGGATATAACTATGCCGAAAGCAACTAAGTATAATAATTCTACTGAAAATTGGCAAAAGAAATATGGGATGAATACTTTAGAATATAAAAGTAATCCTATATTCCATAGAAATTCCCCTGGAGCCATGAGTCTTGGTGAGTATGCTGCCAAGAAAGATCGTACTATAGAAGATGATCAAGAGGAGGCAAAGAAAGATATGGATGCAGCTAAAGTTCAGAATTCCAAAGCCTTTCAGAACGGAAAAATGAAAGCATATAATGATCTTGGTGTAACTACTAAACCGTGCCGAAAGTGTGGAACACCTGTTCCGGATAGTCGGGTACTCTCCCTTTGTGATAATTGTATAGCTAAGAGCAAATGACCATCAAATTTACTAATAACTTCACACCATCCCAATATGAGGAAACGCCTGAGGGATTTTTACGTGTTAAAGCTAGAGTTTTAGCTGAACGAGTAATGCCCTATGCTCGTACTGAGATAAGTGATATTCCGCCCGAATTGGACGGGGTAAATCCGATTATGATGTTAGTAACTACAGAGGATATGGGCGCGGCAGAATCAATAAGGACATTAGAAGGCGCATCAGTAGTTGCCCCAGATCATCAATGGATTGAAGCCGATAGTTTAGCATCTAAAAAAGGAAATACTGTAGGTACCCCCAGTATAGATGGACCCTATCTTAATACAGACCTTTTAATTACAGATCCTAATACTGTAACTAAGATCAAGAACAAAGAAATTGGAGAGATTAGTGGGGCATATATAGCTACTCCAGTATTTGAAGGAGGAGAACACGACGGAATAAAATATCATGCCCGGCAAACCGGGCTTCGCTGGAATCACGTGGCAATAATTCCATTCGGAAGTGGCCGTGCTGGGTTAGATGTAAGAATCATAAACCAAAAACCTGCATATCGGGAGGAGAAGATGGCCGTAAGAGTTAAGTTGAGAAATACGAACAGATACATCAATGTGGAAGATGAGGAAACTGCTAAGGCTGTCGAGTCTGAACAAGATGCAGGTGAGGCCAAGGTTGGAGAGGCTAAAGAAGAGGGCGCAAGCGAAGAGAAAGAATCTTCCGGTTCTAGTCTAGAAGCTCTTATGAAAGAGACAACCGAGTTGAAAGTTTCGCAGTCGGATCTTCAGGCTAAACTTGACGAAGCTCTCGGTGAACTAGCTGTCTACAAAGAAGAAATTGACAAGCTCATGTCGGATGAGTCTATGGAAAGTGAAGTTGAAGCTCAAGCCAAGGATTCCGGTGAAGCCGATGAGATTATCGAGAACATGTGCATGAGTTTCGATCCCAAGAAGGCTGCAGAAGTTCGTGGATCTTTCCTCCGAATCGGTAATACCAGTATTCATAAACTGCGCGGGACAGCTCTTCATGAAGCAGTCCTTAATGCCGTGGGTATGAAGACTGAAAACATGGCGCCTGCCGAACTGAAGGGTGCATTCAAGGCTCGTCTCCATATGGCTAATACTTCCCCTAAGCCAGCCGTAAAGACCGTTGCAGGGGCCAAGCTGTTTAATCAAGATTCTACATTTGTTGAAGGCCCACAGAGGGTTATCAATAAAATGTGGGGCAAGAAATAATAAGGGGGAGGGAATAAACTCATGGCAATAAGAACTTATTCAACAATGGCTTCTGGTTTTCGTGGCACCCAGAATGGCTACGTGCAGAACATGATCACGGATCAGCCTGGGTTTGGTGTTCCTGGAATGCTTCCTTACGCCTCTGACAATACACTGGTTGATAGCTTTATCGTTGGCGCTGATGTTTTTGCTGGGGCAGGTTGCATACTTCTTCCTAACAGTGCATTTACTTCGCCTGCACTTATCGGCTCCCCTGTTAACTACCAGACCCCGCCTGAATTAATGGCTCTTCCGAGTGCAGCTCAGTCTCCTTCCGGCTTGGCTCTTGGTAACTTTGCCGGTGTGGTAGTATTTAACGAGAATATGCAGTCTAACAGTTCTGGTTATCCCGGTTGGGCACAGGGCCGTGTTGGTCAGTTGCTTCGGCCTAACAGGGCTGGTGGTAGAATCTTTGTAGTTGCTCGTGAGACCATTGTCCCTGGTACTTCCACTGTTAACTGGATTGTGGTTGGCGATACTGCGGGTCTCTATGCTGCTGGGGAATTCGCTCCGGAAGCCTATAGTACCAATAGTGCTACATCAGTAGCCATTACTACTGCAAAATGGATTACTCCAGCAGTTGCTGGTGGAATCGCGATAATCGAATTCGGAATCTAACCAACCGCCAACGGAGGAGGAACTTAAACCATGTCATATCCATTCACTCAGGGCGGAGCAACAAACGTAACCGCCACGGAATTGGTCGTTTCCCAGTACGACCAGATACAGGCCGAATTCGAAGATGTAAAGTATCCCGAGGTACTTTATGATACGGAATTCGACCAGGCTTCGGTAAAAACCGATATTAATCCCGGCGCAATGAACATAGTTTACCGCGTAAGAGATATTAAAGGAACCGGTAATTTTGTTAATGGTTCCTCTAGAAACATCCCGCGTGTTGGCCAGGTTATTTCTCAGGTAACTGTGCCTATTCAGGACGGTGCTGTTGGGTTTACTCTCATGGATGCCGAAGCTCGTAGGTATCAGTTTGCCTATCAGGGCAGTTTGGCCCAGGATATGGGCGGCATTATGAAGAGGGCTGCTGAATATCACTTGGAGCGTGGTTGGTTCTTCGGCGATTCGGATGTAAACTTTCTCCCGTATCTCGACTATCCATACTGTGCTAAGATACTTGCTTCCCAGGCATGGGCGTCTGGTACACCAGCTGACTGGGTTGCATCGATTAATGATGCTATGACTCAGCTTTGGGTTAACAGCAAAACAGTATACCTCCCGGATGTAGTTGAACTGCCCCTTGCTAAATTCTCCATGCTTACTGAAGCATATGTAATCGGCGCCGGTCCTGTTGGTGTAGCCGTATCAGCAATGAAGTACCTGATTGAAAACAATATATATACAGCTAATACGGGCAAACCTCTCACTATTCGTGCTCTTCGTTATCTCACAGGTACAGCTGTTGATGATGGCGGCGGCGATCGTTGCATCATCAAAGACAGCAAAGCAATGAATTACATGCTGCCTCTCCCAATGCCTTATCAACTTGCCCAGCCTGTGCCCATCGCACTTGGTGTTGAAGGTTTTGCCGAGTACATCTTCGGATCTTTCCACATCAAATTTCCGCTGGCTATGCTGTATCTCGACGGTATTTAATATTAATTGGCTTGAGATGGAAGGGTATCACTGCAGTCGTGAAGGCTGCAAGAACCCTTCCTGAATGAAAGGAGATTGTGAAATGGCCGTTATTAAAACAGTAAAAGATATAGTGATTGCTAATCATCACACTGCAGATATAATTCTTTCCAGGGTCTATCACCCAAATATTGAGGGTGATCCAACTAAACGACATCTTCAATCTGAAGCTATTATTATCCATCGTGGAACAGCTCGTAAAGTAAAGGCTGAAGAATGGGAGCTTCGTAAGGATAGCCGCGTAATTCAGTATTACTTGGATAATAAGATTATCTCGGTAACTCATTGTGAAGGCCCAAGCGAGATAGCGTTTAGTGGTATTATGGCTTTAGAAGTACCTGATCATCTTAAACCCAATGATGAAGGCGAAGTTTTTGCACCAAGTGCGGTTGATCCTAATATTATGGTAGCAGCCAAACTTAAAAAGGGCCGCACTTCGAGTATGACTATAACAGGGATAGCTGAATAAATGAGCAATATCGCCCCAGCATGGTCAGATGTTACAGCAGTCTATCCTATGTTTATCGGTATAACCTATCAGACTTCTGGCCCATTACAGCTGGCTGTCTCTACCAGGTTACTGGCACAAGGACCATGGGGAGACTTCTGGAGTGATGCCATAATGCTGGATTGCGCCCATAACCTCTTGCTTAACACTTTGGCACAGCAGGCTAATGGAATGGGTGCAGTCCAGCTTGCTGCCGGTCCTATCTCTTCAACTAGCGTAGCTGGTACATCTACATCGTTTAATACTGCAACATCAAACAATAAGAGTAATGTAAGAGACTGGTATTTAAAGACTACATTTGGACAGCAATTTCTCAGACTTCAGGATGTAGTAATCCCTATTGGTTTTACTTCTGGCGGAGGCTTCTCTCAGGAAGCAGCTGATGTGTCTCCCGATCTTGGTGGGGAAATGATACTGTGAAACCGCAAGTTACAGTATTCAGGAAAAATCCAGGTTGGGCGGCATCTCTTCTGGGCAATTGTACCAAGATTGCCGGTAAAGAGATTGCTGTTGGCTTTCCAAAGGGGAAGGCACAGCCATACCCAGATGGAGAACCAGTTGCTTCTGTAGCAGCTAAGAACTGTTTCGGAATCGATGTTACTCAGCGTGACTTTATGAGCTATGCTGAACCGAGTATTATAGATAAAACACGAGAAACAATGCTTAAGATTATTCGGCTGAATAATCTTTTTGGTGATCATACCCCTCAAATCCAAGAACTACAAGAAAAAGCTGGATTACTTGCTGCCAACTGCATAAAGACAGCAATTCGAGACGGAGGGTGGGAACCTAACTCAGATAATCCAATGGGTTGGCAGATAAGATCTGAAATTAGTGCTAATTGGGGCGTACGTATTCCAGAGGGAATGTCTTATCGCGCTGCTAAACTCCAATTTCATCATAAGGATAAACCGTTAATTGATACTGCACATTTACTAAACAGTGTTAACTATGTTGTGAGGGATAAATGAGCATTTTACCTCTCACAATACATGCAAGTATAGCTATTGGAATGCTTTCTATTTCTGTTCCTGTTATAGATACTCAGTATGAGACAGTGGGAGGAGTAGATATTCAAGTACCTGTTGGAAATAGAACCATTGAGGCAGCAGTTGATGCTAGTACTCGCCGGACATTAGAATTAATTTTTGGTGGATCAGTCTCAGATGGTGATATTGGGATCTGGCCTCTTAACTCAAACGATATATTGTATTGGATTGATAACTTTGAAGCTCAACCTTTTGTCGATGATGATTTACGCAAACAGTCATTCATAATGTATGGTGGAAATGAGTACCGAGTGACAGGTGCTTCAGACTTTACACCTCAAGCTGGGCATAAAGTATATCTCGCTAAGAAGCATGTACGACAGGACCAACCTCAGTGACCATTTGTAAAAAAACTGATTTTAACGAGTTATATGTAGTATTGTGCCATTTAATAACTAAAGTGACTGGCCGTAAATGCTGGCGTAAGATGGGAATGCAAGCAGCTCCACGCGGGCCTTATGCCACAATTTATCTAAAAGAAGGACCTAGCGCAGCTCAAGATGTAATAGAAGAATTTCCAGTTCTTAGCCCGGCTACCGGAGGATTTACTATAGTCCAGGCGCCAAAAGGACTTACCCATTTAGAATGCCAAGCTGAATTCTTTCGTAATGTAGCTGTTATGTCTGCTTTAGATGCAGCCATTAGATTTAGGCAATCATTACAAGTTGATGAAAGATTTTTCGATATTTGGAGAATAGCTGGACTTACAGGAGAGATCCAAACTGTAGACTTCTCGGCCATGTTTCGAGTTGATGTGGAAGGCCGAGCTGAGGTAAGGTTTTCAATGTATGCATGTATTGGCGCAACGCCCCTTACCTCAGATAACCAAATCTATGATATTAATGAACAAGGTATTTTAGTATTTAAAGATGTACCAAGTCCTGAAGAAGATGCACTATATAAAGAAATATATCTTGATAACCCAGTAGAATAGGGAAAGAACCAATCCTGTATTCAGTGGAGGAATTATTTAAATGAGTGGAACTTATGTAGTAACAAATCAATCACTTCCCCGAAGCCTGGATGTTCAGATCAGCCTTTCCAAACTTCAGGTTGAATCTCGAACTAATCTAAGCGTACTTTGTGTAGTAGGAAGCAGTTTAGGACTTCTTCCGGATGCAAATCGAATTAGATATTACATGACAGAAGCCGAAGTTGCTCAAGATTTTTCCTCTGGAGCCAATGTCTACCAAGCAGCTCAGGCTTTTTTCTCTCAAAGCCCTCGCCCTACCCAAATGGCTATTGCTGAGGCATTCTTTACTGCTCAACCGGCGTTCTTGGCTGGGGGCTTACTTACTACAGCTCAGATTGCAAGTCTCTCTGGTGTTAGTTCTGGGGGCCTTAACGTCGCATATAATCCAGGGCCGGGAGTTGTTACCCAGGATTTTACGGGTGTAAACCTCACAGGCGTAACAACCCTTTCTCAAATTGCAGCTGCCCTCCAGGACCATGCTGGAACAGGATTATCTGTAAATGTAATGACTCTAGCCGGAGGTACCCAGTATATTGCTATTTCCACAGTAGCTAATGGAAATGGTGTAACAATTGCTGCCCCTACATCGCCTAGCGGGGGTACAGATCTTACAACCATGCTTAATATGACTGTTAATACCGGCTTGAATATATATCAAGGATATACCCCCACAGGTATAGCCGGTGAACTGGATAATATTGCAGCTGCCGCTAATAGTAATAAAACATTTGTATATGTTTGGGCACTTTCTGCCGAACTAAGGACACCCTCTACTTATCAAGAACCAGCTGCGGCTTGGGCGGCTGCTCAACCTGCAGCTATTTTGGGCTTAGTAACTAATGATGTGGGGGCCTATAATCCTAGTGACACTTCCGATCTTGCTAGTGCAATAGGGGCTCTTTCTAACCAGCGAGCATTCTGTCTGTATCACGACCAGGTTTCTCAATACCCCGAAATCTCGATCTTGGCTTATATGCTTTCAGTTAATTATCAACTCCAGGATTCTACCGTCACAGCTAAGTTTAAACAACTCCCAGGATGCAGTACTGTCCAGCTTACAGCTACTCAATGGGAAGTACTTCAAGGTAAAGGATATAATACATATACGGCAGTTGGTAATTCCAGTATGACCTATCGGGAAGGCACCACCGAAAATACTTCATACTTCCTGGATGATATTATTAACCTTGATAACTTTATTGAGGATCTTTCGGTTGGAATTTATAACGTCTTTCTTATGAACAAGAAAGTACCTTATACCTTTAAGGGCCAAATGATGTTAGTAGATGCAGCTATTAATGTAGGTAATCAGTATATCTACAATGGCACATTTGCAGATCGGCTGATTCAAGACTCATCTGTTAAGAGTGGAGTATCTACTGTTCCTGGTGTTCAGGTACTTCCTGCACCAATTCAGAATATGAGTGCAGCTCAAAGATCTACTCGAATTGGGCCGCCTATCAATATTATTGGGCAATTAGCTGGGGCAATACATTCTGTGGCTATCGCAGTTGAGGTAGTATCCTAATGTGGAATTGGGGGTGGGGAACAGTGAAAGCCTGTCCGTATGTGCTTAAAGAAGTGTGCGATATACTTCATAGAGAATTGGGCTGCCGTATGGATAAGCAGGACAAACTACTTTGGGCCTGTCTTAGCGTTGGCGCATCCTCATTTATAACATTAATTGGATTAATAATATTATTAGTTAAGATGGTCATTCAGTAATAGGAGAAGAAAATGCGCATAAATCTTTATCAGCAGAACCGCCATGTCTTGATTATAGATGGAGTTGCTGTTATTGGTTTTAAAGAGGGCGACTGGATGCAGGTGAAGATAGAGGGAAATGCAGCTACTCGTACTAAAGGTGGCGACGGTCCATCCATGAACCTTAGTACACCACAGGGCGGCCAGTTAACATTCGGTATTAATCCTACAAGTCCGGCTTTAGGAACGATGTATGCACTTCGAGCACAGCAACCTGCTAACCCCAGATTGTTCAGTGTCCAGCTTCTTACGGGAGTAAATGAGACAATCTCTGCTGCTGGATGCGGCTGGGGAGAACTTCCCCAATTTGCAACAGGCGGGGAAAAGCAACAGGGCCGTGACTTTCTGATTGAATGTACTACAATTACTCCTGATTATAGCGCCATTGAAGCACTAGATGGCGGCTTGATCAACGGTCTTATTTAATTTAATTTGCTACACAATTTAGAAGTAAAGGAGAAGTAATGGAACGACGCGACTATACTATTAATGAACGGATGTATAGCATTCTTCTTCCTCCGCCTACTGAAGCTATATTCCTCTGTACGAGGGCTGCGGTTCTTGTAGGCGCTTTTGCTGGACTCTTCGCCGATATGAAAACTCTAGGTGATCCAGATGCGCCTAGATCGGAAAAAATAGCTAAAGCTCTCGGAAAGTTGACCGAAATTCTAAAGCAAGTAGATCCAGTTGCTTCTAATCAACTTATGACAGATGCAGTCTATGCTGCTCATCTTACATTCGGAAACAAACCAATAAGCGAAAAAATAGACTTTGATCGCCACTTCGACCCCAAAGAAATGCGGAAGGATGTATATCCGGTAATGCTTTGGTGTCTATGGGAGTGCGTAGGTGATTTTTTTCCCGAGCTGGGAGCCTTCACCCAGGGAATCAAAGTGATGGCGGCGGAGGGGTTAAAATCCCAGAAGGATGGGGAGCAGACTACTGGCTAGGGCGGCCTGTATGGGAGAAAATGTGTACATGGCCAGATCTTAAGAAAATGACTATGAATGATTTGATGGATATGCATCGCAGTATGAATTTAAAAGTTTATTTATACCCAGGAATATTACCGGATGAGTGAAAGAGTAATAGACGAACTAACAGTAATGCTGGGGTTTGAGGTAGGCCCTAAAGGCCATGCTGGAATCATCAAGATTCAGGATTCTATCCGAAATCTTGAGAAATATGCCAGTATAGCTGCATCTGTATTTATAAGTGCTGCTGGTTCATTTGCTTATTTTGCTGAAAGATCTGCTAAATCTGGAGCAGGAATTGAGCGATTCTCTCGGCTAACCGGAATGTCCACTGAAGCTGTACAAGGATGGGCTTACGCTTCTCAGATAATTTCAGGGCATAAGGAAACTATGCTTCAGGATGCAGCTATGCTCACTGAGTCAATTCGACCAATGACTAATGGACAATTTAACACAGGTTTATATGCAGCACTTGGCCCAAATGTGTATGGAATTCAAAATGTTGATCAACTGCTTCACGAACTGAATCATTTTTTATCCAAGATGACTCCCGAACAAGCTTTTCATTGGGGGGATATTCTTGGTATTAGTCATGAAACTGTTCTTACACTTCAGCAAGATCCTGCAAAGATTGAATCACTTTTGAAACGAGCTAAGGCTCAGATGTTAACTCCAGCCGAAACTCAGGCATCTTTGAAGTTTGCTCAAATGTGGGATGAATTAATACTAGGAATAGATCGATTTGCCCAACATATAGTAATAAATTTAATGCCTTTGATTAGTAGTGTAATTACTAGAATAGAGAATTGGACAAATACCCATAACATAATAAATGGTATAGAACTGGGTATTAATGGAATTACAAATGGAGTAAATCAATTCTTTGCTAATTTAAGTGAATTAAAAACTAATTTTCCTTCAATGAAGGCAGCTATTGACAGTATGATGAATCCCAGAATGCTAACTATCGTTACCTCTACAGCACTTGCCGGGATTTCTCTAATACTAGGAATTTTAGCCGGGAAATATCTTATTTTAGGTGCATTAGTTTTAGGAATATTAGCAGCAGGCGAAGATCTTACAGCTTTTTTACTCCAGGAAAATGAAGATACCCTTACTCGTAGAATGTTAGTATGGCTTAAAGACCATGCTCATTTATTTAAACCGGGTAGAGGGCCAAAAGATCTATCTCAAGTCCAACAAAAATCTTTATTATTAATGGGCAGTAAGGCCGCTAAGGATCAAATTGTTAAAAGTTGGGGAACTGATCTAGCCAAGGCTTCTACTATACAATCAACTAAGGAATATGATCAAAATGTTGAGATGTATATTCATAATGCCGAAAAGCCAGAAGCAGTAGCAAAAGAGATTTCAACAAGATTAAAAATTAAACATTCACATTATACTGATCTGCCTAAAGAACGAATTGAAGAACTTATTCAGAAATATTCTAAAAAATATGGAGTAAGTGCAAATCTTATTCGTTCTGTAATGAAAGCAGAAAGTGGATTTAAAAGTAACGCCATATCATCTGCAGGTGCTCAAGGTCTTATGCAGTTAATGCCAAAAACAGCCAGAGGACTTGGTGTAATAGATTCATTTGATCCTGAACAAAATATTATGGGTGGTACTAGATATTTAGCATGGTTGATTAAACATTATCATGGTGATGTAAATAAAGCAATTGCAGCTTACAACTGGGGAGAAGGCAGAGTAGATCGTAATGGTTTATTCAACCTTCCAGCAGAAACTCGGGCCTATTTAAAGCATGTCAACCAGTATCGTACGGAGATGGGAGGATAAATGTCCACAGCGATAGTAGATGAACTGGTGACATTGCTTGGATTCAGGGTTGATCCAACAGCTCATCCTACTTTAACAAAATTTAATGAAGCTATGGGAAGTATTACTAAGCTAGCTAGTATGGCAGCAGTTAGTGTTACTGCAGCTGCAACTTCACTCTTATACTTTGCCGAAAAATCAGCTATGGCTGGGGCAGAGATAGAAAGATTCCATGAATTAACTGGAATGTCAACAGATAGTATTCAACAATGGGGGTATGCTGCTCAACAAGTATCTGGAAACAAAGAATCAATTCTTCAAGACATTCAGAAGATGACTATTTCTTTAAACCCAATTCTTCCGTCTCAGTTCAATCAAGGTCTTTTTCTGTTACTTAGAACTAAGTTGAAAGAGATGAAGAGCGTTAATCAACTCTTTACTGAGTTATCTAAGATATTTTCTCATATGGCCCCGGAAAAAGCCATGCAGTGGGGAAATATGATCGGGATTAGTCCAGAAACGGTTTTGCTTTTAAGAACCGGCAAACTGGATCAATTGTTTGATCGTGCTAAAAAGTTTAACCTTAGCCCAGGTGAGGCTAAAGAATCTTTAAAATTTGCTCAAATGTGGAAAGATCTTACTTATGGAATTGAGAGATTCAGCGAAAAGGTAGCTGTTAAATTATTTCCAGTTCTAGAAAAAGTTATTGGAGAGTTTGAACAATGGTACTTTTTTAATGAAAAATTAATTAGTAGTGATATTCCACGATTCATAGATGGAATATCTCAGGGTGTAGAAAGATTTATCAAGGGGTTGGACCGGATTAAAGAGATTAGCCCTTTTGTTAAAGGGTTATTTGATTTAATTCTTGACCCTAGAATAATAGGGGGGGCAGTAGCTACAGCTCTAACTGGAATAGCAATTGCATTGGGTATTATTGCAGCCAAGTATGTCTTGATAGGCGGTGTAATCTTAGCAGCTATTGGCGCATTAGATGCATTTAATGATCCTGAATCATGGGTAAATAGAAAAAGATGGGAAGAATATTCAAGCCGTCCAGATCTAATAAAAAAGTATACACCTAAATGGGCTACGCCTGATCCGCCTCCCCATCCAAATGCGGCTATGCCTCAAGGCCCGCTTGATTCTCTACGGGCCATATTGAATGGTGCTAATAACATTAATACTGCTGAACCTACATCTTCACAGCCAATGGCTAGAAGAAGTAGCGCAGAATCTGATACTAGAAGTACGGGTAGTACTTCGGTACAACACAATCAGAATGTAACTATTCATATTGATGCTGGTGGTCAAACAACTTATGCAGTATCAGATGAAGCTATCAGAAAATTAGATTCAATCCCTAGAACTGATTTTAGAACTATGAGTCCAGTAGCTCCGGTGAACTAATGAGTAATAGTAGTTTAACATTAATACCGAATGATGTAATTGGATCTATCATATCGGCTACTCTTCAGGCCGGGGCTTATAAACAAGCTACTCAGCCAATGTCTGGAAGCAATGACTATATTCCTACTGTATATTGGCTTAATACCATACCTTTCACTGCTATTACCCAAGAGATTTACCAGTTAACTGCAGAAGTGACTCAACATGCAGTAGAGTCAGGTGTTATTTTTTCTGATCACATGATCCTTCAGCCGTTAAGAATCGAGATGGAATTTGAGGTAAGTAATTGTGATGGGCTAGGGTCTCAGGCTCAACTAGCAAAGACCTCTCTGACGAATGCAATTACACTTGGGATGAACCGGAACATGTTTACCCTTACTACCACCCATACCCAGTTAAAGAATATGGTGTGCCTTAATGTTAGAGCTATAAATGAAGCACCTAACTGGGGAAAAATAGGTTTTCGCGCTACCTTTCAACAGGTAAATTTGGTAACATTGTCAACTACAACATCATATCCTACTGGACAGATAAAGGGAGCAATAGGGGCGAATACAGCACCCATGGCAAGTAGTAATCCAGGCGGTCCTGTAACTCCTTATTCTGCTATGGATTCGGCTCAATCTGTACAAAATTCTCCCCAGCCGGTAACTTCTACAGCTCCGGTCTTTGCTCCTCAGCCAAATTCTCCGTCTTCTTCTGCGCCCCAAGTTAATCATTTGGGTACAGGTTCGTGGTTTGGTGTTGTTAATACTACAGGGGCAAGCCGATGAATTATTTTATTCTTCCACTTGTTCCTTCTGGAGAGGGCCATTTTAAGTTTGATTTAGGCAATACCTCAGTTGAGTTAGTAATTCGGTTTAACTATACAATTAAAGCATGGAGTCTTGATATTTTAGACTCTAACAGTAATCTTTTAATTGCAGGTTTACTTATGTTTCCGGGTTTTGACCTTTTAACATGGTACTCAGATATGCAAGTATTAGTTGGAGGTTTACTAGTGGTAGAACAAACCCCCGGAAACTATCAGTTGCCAGAGCAATTGGGATCTACTGTTCAGTTATTGTGGTTCCCAGTTGGGACTCCGGTAGTATTCCCATGACTCAGCCTTGGATTAGAAATATTGAAGTAACAGTTGATCCGGTTCCTGAATGGAGATCTTCGATTAACAATGCAGGGCCATCTCTTCCTAAAGTAATAGTATTCACAGGAGATGGATCTAATAGTCAATTACGTATTCGATTTAAAATTAACAAACATGCAGGAGGGATTCAAACTCCAGGATCTATTGAGATTTTTAATTTAAACCCGAGCTTACGATCAGCTCTTCAAAGTCAGGGAATTTCAATAATAGTAAAAGCTGGATGGGGCAATATTCCTCTTGCCAAAATTTTTAGTGGCGAGGTAATGGCAGCATGGAGTAGACGGGAAAATGCAAATATTATTACTACATTAGTGTGTCTTAGTGGATTAGGTACCGCGCAACAGACTATTGCTGCTAATCTTTCAATTGCTCCTAATGGACCTTTAGCCGCAGGTATAATTGCAGCTGCTAATCAATTTGAAGGAATTACTGTAGACCCTAAAAATGTAACAGTAACCGGAAATGTTGGGAGTCGAGGATATAAATTTTCTGGATTAGTATCTGATTGTTTATTTGATCTTGCTAGAATTTACGGATTTCATTGGACAATAATCGATGGCTCATTTAAAGCTGTCCCGGATCGAACACCATTATTAGGAAATACCATAGATATAAATTCAGCAGATGGCTTCTTATTAAGAGCAGAGCCTATGCTTTTCTCAGAATTTCAAATACAAAGTGGAATTGTTATTCATACTTTACTTAATCCATATATTCAGTGTGATGGCGTAATAAATCTTACAACAGCCATAAACCCGGCATTAAATGGGTCATATTTAATATGGAGTTTAACCCATACAGGTGATACTCATTCTTCCCAATGGGAAACTATTACAGAGACAACTTTAGTTAATAACAGCCAAGGTGCAGGGTTCGCTTAATGGATACTAGTTGTGGAAATTCAATAATGCAGAATTATGAACTATTTGATCGGATGATGAAACGGGTAAACACCTGCATTCCAGGTCAAATAGTCTCATTTAATCCTGGACCGCCCGCCACGTGCTCAGTTATTCCTGCAATTAAGATGAGAACCTTTGTGGGCGGAGTATCTCAAGATGTTCAACTCCCTACCTTAGATTTGGTTCCAGTAATGTTTATGTATTCCGTGGGCGCAGGATTGGCTATGACATTTCCTGTCAATACTGGCGATCCGTGCATGATTTACTTTAGTCAGCGAAGTATTGATAATTGGTGGACTAATGGCGGTATTCAATCCCCAGATACGGGGGGCATTGGAGCCAGACACCACGATATTAATGATGCTTTTGTTCAGATGATGTTATCTCCGGCGCCAGCTGGATTACAAGGTTGGAATAACTCAGCCTTCGAGATCCGTAACCTAGATAGAACAGTACGGATAACTCTTACCGTAGAAGGAACTGAAATAAACGGGCCTGTTAATTTTCTCTCACCTGTTACATTTCAAGCCCCTGTCACATTAAACTCAACTTTTACCGATTCAAACGGGATAGAACATACTGAACATATTCATGGAGGGGTTAAGGCAGGTAGTGATAACACTGGAGCACCTGAGTTATGACAATGACTTTAGCTTTAGATCCTACAACTAATGATGTAAGTATAAATTCTAATAGCTCTATTAATTACATAAATGGGTCAGGAGAAGTTGGCCAGCGTATACTAGTTACCCTTAATCATTTTTATGGAGAGTATTTTTTGGCCCTTTTAGATGGAGTACCTTGGTATGAATTGATTTTGGGAGGGAAGGACATTAAACTAACAGAATCTATTCTTCGACAGGCTGTACTTAATGTGCCTGGAGTTCTAGGAGTTTTAAAGTTTAGTACAGGTTTTGCTAAAAGAAATTTAAGCATAGCTATGTTGGTTAGTGTAGAAGGAACATCAGAACCAATTCCAGTATTTTATGGTAGTCAATTTACTATTCTTGATGCTGGCCCAATGGATGGACCACTTCTTTCAACAACAGTAGATGGCGGATTACTTTCAAATAATTCTTCGCAGAGGGGCGATGGAGGAACATTCTAATGAGTGGTAGTTTTGGAATAAGCCCACAAGGATTTGTTTTAAAACGTCTTAATGATATTCTTTCAGATATGAAAGCAGCTATGTCTCTAGTTCAAGATCCAGTCACTTTAGAAACTTTAAATATCCAAGATGAAAATGATCCGCTCATACAACTTATGAATGCTACAGCAGATCAACTTTCAGTTGCATGGGAACAATTGCAATATTGTTATAATTCTTTTATTCCATCTCAGGCTAGCGGTAATGCTCTTTCGGGACTAGTCCAATTGAATGGTCTCTTACGCGGGTTAGGTGAAGTTGATACAGCCCTTCAATTAAGGCAACAACTCCAGACAATGGAGACAGCTGCTGTACAAATAGGCGCAATTCAGGCTTCAGTTGCTGCTATTGAGGGAGTTCAATTCTGCCGAGCCTATCAAAATTCAACAATATCTAATCCAGATAACCGAAGTATTCCAGCGAAGACTTTGGCTATAGTAGTGGTGGGGGGAGATGATCTTGCTATTGCCAATGCCATCTTCTTAAAGGCCGGTTGCGATGTAGGTTATATGGGGAATGTATCAAAGACTTGTACTGATAACCAGGGGATTCCCTATATTATTTCTTTTATCCGGCCAACTCAAGTTCCTATCTCAATTGTAGTTAATATTACAGTAACAGATACTAGTCAATGGCCATCAACAGGGGTAACAGATATTGAAAATGCTATAGTTAATTTTGCCCAGTATACAGAACAAGCTAATATTGGATTACCTCCTGGAACTTCTGTAGTTCCTAGTAGATTGTATAGTCCAATAAATACAGTGGGCGGGCATGAAATATTATCAGTACAAGCGTCAAGAGATCAAGCTGCTTTTTCTCCGTATATTACTCCAATAGCGTGGAATGAAGTGGCTCAAATTACTACCGGGAATATCACGGTAAATCTTCAATGATTTCAGTTCCTAATACATATAAAGTAGATTTCAGTTCGGATCGGCAGGATCTTCAATATCGAGCTTTTACTCGCATGTTGAATGAATTTCATAGTAGTCCTGTTTTACTTCAAATTCTACAGGCATTAGTTTCGGAGGTACAGGCTCTTTCAAATGCAATAATAGATGTGATTGAATATCGTACACTTTATGAAGCACAAGGTGTTACATTAGATACATTAGGACAAATTGTAGGGCAAAATGGTGCTGGGTATACAGCTGTAGTAAGTGGTTCTATTATAGAAGAGGATGGAACTACACCTATTTATGATGAAGATGGGACTGATGTAATAACAGCTCTTTTCCAGCAATATGCTAGGTTGGGTGATCTAGACCATGCCACATTAATTTTACTAAAAATCATGTGTAATTTTACACAGCATGGTTCAGTGCCTGAAATAGCTGATGCAATATATCAGACAACCGGTTATAAATTACAGATAATAAGGTCTGGTCCTGCTCAAATTGATCTTATTGTACCACCTAATATGGATCCTACTCTAGTTGCTATGCTAGGACAAAGAATAAGTACACCTCAAGCTGATAATGTATACCTCTTCCCATTCCCAGCCACATGCATGGTTTCAGCTGGATTTAATGAAGGAATTATAGCAGAAGATGGTGTTACTCCATTAATTGATCAAGGACAGCTTAATGTTTTCTATTCGGAATTTATACCAGAAGATTAAAGGGGTTATACTATGAGTGGAACAATAATGATTTCTCAAATGCCCACTGAAGTTACTATCGATGGAACTGAAATTATTCCAACACTTCAGGGCGGTATTAATAAAACTATGAATATGGCTCAACTGTTAGCATATATCACATCGGCTCTTGCCAGTGAGTTTGCCCCAGTTGCCACTAATCCGCTATTAGCTACGTTAGAGGCAGTATATCCTGTTGGATCTGTATACTTAAATGCTAACCAAGCTACTAATCCTGCAACCTTATTTGGTTTTGGAAGTTGGGCACTCCAAGCTGATAAATTTATTATCGGTGCGGGTGGATCTTATTCAGTAGGAGCTACAGGCGGTGAGTCTACTCATACCTTAACTACTGCGGAAATGCCAGCCCATAATCATAATTATGAAGAGCCAGCAGCCATAGGGGAACAAGCAACAGGCCCGACTGGCAATTATTCAACAGCAGGTTTAAGTAATCAGGTTACTGCGTCTACAGGGGGAGGATCAGCTCACAATAATATGCCCCCATATATTGCATATTATATCTGGGTAAGAGAGGCGTGACATGAAAAATTCATTAAAATATTTATTCTTAATTCCATTAATTTGTTTAATGGCCTCTTTCAGCTCTGCTGACTTCCGGCTTTTTGATGCTATTCAAGTCAGAAGGGGGCCACAAAGTCAACTACCTGCCGCTGGAAGAATGGGTGAACCTCTTTTTACTACTGATACTCATCGATTTTTTATAGGATATAGTACAGGAAAGATTGAGATTGCCAATACGGGATTCTCAGGATATTCATCTGCTGCAGCTTCTGCTGCTAGATCTGCCGGGGAATCTGCTTTACTAGCTGCTCAGAATGGGGCATTATCTGTTAGTTCTGCTAATACTGCTGCTCAGAATGCAGCTGCTGCCGCCGCTAATTCTGCTATTGCTGCGACTAATAGTAATAATGCTGCATCTGCTGCAGTAGCTGCAGCAACTTCAGAGAGTAATGCAATAGCAGCAGAAGCTGCAGCTATACTTGCCCAGAATGCAACTACAGGTATTTATAATAGTACAGTAGTATTAAAAAATGGTGCAACATCCTCTGCTGCCGCCGCCGGAAATAGTGCAACAGCTGCTAATAATTCTGCTAGTATTGCGCAAACTGCATCACAACTTTCAAATACTGCATTTGGCCAATCTAGTGCTGCTGCTTATGCAGCTAATGTGTCAGCAACTACAGCGTCTGTTCAGTCAGCTAATGCTGCCTCCAGTGCTTCAGCTGCTGCTAATAGTGCCACTACAGCTTATACTTATGAGACAGCAACACAAGCTGCAGCTACAGTAGTACAAAGTTCCAATATTGTAGCTAATGCCGTAGCTGCTCAAAATTGGGCATTTTCTTCTTACACCGCTGCTCAATTAGCATCAGCTAGTGCTTCTGCTGCTGGGGGTTATGCTTCTAGTGCTAGTACCAGTGCTACCAATGCTGCCACATCTGCCGGAAATGCTTATAATTATATGTCTCAAGCTGCTTCTTCCAGTACAACTGCACAATCTGCGGCCACTTCTGCAAATAGTTTTGCTGGTACTGGAAGTGCATACGCTACTACAGCTGTAAATTCTTCCGTTACTGCCACTAATGCTTCATCTAGCGCAGGAGCTTCCGCTGTAGCAGCAGCAGCTTCCGCTACTGCGGCTAGTACATCCGCTGGAAATGCTTATACTTATTCTACACAAGCAGCTGCATCTAATAGTACAGCTCAATCTGCAGCGTCTGCTGCAGGCACCTACGCTACAAATGCAGGTGCTTCTGCCGGTACTGCACAAACTGCCTCAAGTCTTGCTAATTCAGCTTTTGGCCAGGCTAGTGCTTCTGCTTATGCAGCGTCTGCTTCCGCTACTGCGGCTAGTACATCCGCTGGAAATGCTTATAATTACATGTCCGCTGCAGCTGTCTCTGATAGCCATGCATCTTCTGCTTCTACATCCTCCCAAAATTTTGCCGGGACAGCCGCAGGTTATGCCACTACTGCTGTAAATGCTTCTGCTTCTGCTTCTGCTTCTGCTAATACATTTAATGCTCAATACACTATTAAGGTTGACTCTAATGGAAAAGTAGCCGGGATAGGTCTTTATAGTGATCAAACTCTTGGAAGCCAGATAAATTTCACAGCTGATGCTATTAATATAAATTCAGGTAAGGATACCGCAGCAGATACTACTTCAGGGTATTTCTTGGGAACAGAATCAGGCATACCTAAATTTTCTATAGGTAATGCTACTAATTGGCTAAAATGGGATGGTACTACTCTTAACTATACAGGCGCTGTACAGGGGCAAAGATTTGCGCGGGGCGTAGTAAACAGTGATGGAAGTATAGTTTCTGGAACAGGGTTTACTGTAGCTTCTCATATTATTAGCGGATATGGTTATTATACTATAACTTTTACGACTCCTTTTTCAACTCCTCCTACTGTGGTAGCTACAGCCCATGCTGCAGCATATGTTATAATTACAGGGCCTGGACAAACCGGAGAAGCTACAACTACATCTTTTGAGGTTCGTATGTGGAACGGATCTAATTATCCAGCCGAACCTTTCTCATTCATAGCAATGGGGGATAATTAAGATGGTTACACCTCTTTCAGAATTTACAGATATTATCCAGGTAGGAACAACCTTAATACGTTCTTATAATACAGGAACGTTAGATACTTCCAGTATGACACCCCGTTTTAAGCTCTTTAGAAGATTTGATGGGGCTGATATGGGAACAGTACAATCATCAAAAACAGATGCTTTTAACTGGGCATTTGTAATAGCGTATGCTGTGACTAATTTACTTAGTCCTAATTTTGTTTACGAATTATCAATAAGTTTTGATGATGGTAATGGCAATTGTATTCCGCATGGAATAATTCATTACATCGTATCTCCTGGGGAACTACATTTATGAGTTCTTATAGTTTAATAAATTACGAATCAAATTCTGTTAGCCAGCCTTCTATAAATGGAACGCTATCCGCTAAATTTTACGGTGGATATTTAGATAATCTTTCTTTAGATCAAATTATAATAGCAGAAGGCCAAGTTTTTGATAAAGTCACAGGACTCCCTTTGTTTGATGAAATTACCGGACTTCCGATAGTAATATAAGGAGAAAAATAAATTATGAGAAAATTTCCATCAATCGTTACTTTTATCCTCCTAATGCTTATTGGCAGTTGGGTAAGCGGTACTGTCAATCCGACTAAAGTATATCTTCAAGATCTCCTTTCCGGGAGTTCTAAAGATATGACACCTGGGGCTACAACCAAAGTACCAGTTACTGAAAGTGGTACTATTATGTATATCGCCTACACTTCATTTCATGGGTCTCCAGGTATTCAAGGTACTCCTGGAATACCAGGAGCATCTATTAACTGGAAAGGAATATGGTCCAGTTCTACAACATATCATCCTTTAGACGGAGTTTTTAGACTAGGCTCATCTTATCGCGCACTCTTCACTAACTCTGTTGTTGATCCTGCAACAGATACCTATGGAGCTTATTGGTCTCCTATAGCTATTGGTGGAAGTAGTATTATTGCAAGTTCACTGTCATATTCTAATATATCTGCTGCAATTAGATTAGGCGGATCTTTAGTATTAGGAAAGTCTTTCCCTGAGGCTAATGACTATTTTACATTTTGGGATTACAGTACTGGAGGACAAGTTAAAATTCCCTGGAGTTTTATCAAAACTAACCTGCTAAATGCAATGGCATCTACTTACGTACCCAATACAATCGCCATTAATGGGCAGGCTCTTAGTAATAATGTTGTTATTACTACTATTACAGGTAATGCAGGAACTGCTACTGCTTTAGCTACAACACCATCAGATTGCGCATCTGGGCAAGTACCTTCTGGAATTTTAGCTAATGGTAATGCTACAGGGTGCTTTACTCCCTCCGGCAATTATAGTTTACCTACAGCTACTTCTGGTACGCTTGGTGGTGTAAAACCAGATGGAAGTAGCGTTATAAATGTAGCCGGTGCAATTTCTGTTACTCCTGCTTCAATTGGGCTTCCTGCCAATTTAGTTACTATGAGCAATTTAAGTTCGGCCACTGTGAGATCAGCTCGAAATGCAACAATGCTTTCTGCACCGTCTCTTATTCCTAATGGAAGTACTGTTGTAACACAATCTACCGGAGACAATACTACTAAACCTGCAAGTAATGCTTTTGTAAATAACAGTATTACTGCAGCATCCTCTAATTATGCCACAGCATCTCAAGGAGCTTTAGCTGCTAGTGCGTTACAACCATTTCCAACTGAAGCTCAGGGCAATGTATATGCAGGCCCGGTAACAGGTAGTGGATCTCCATTATTTAGAACATTAACTTCTACTGATATATCTTTTGCAGCTACTACTTCCATGCTTTCCAACTACCTCACCACGGCTAATGCTGCATCCGGGTATGAGTCATTAGGATCATTCCATAACTATTCTACCGGGAAGGCATCCCAGTTATCTGTGATAATAGGTTCTATATCTGGAAAACAAGCTGCACTGTCTAATTATAGCTGTGCAGGATCAAGTCTATTTAAGAAATTTGTAGGGAATGGTTGGGTATGTTCAATCCCTTCCCCGTCTTCTGGGGGTACTACTATGTCAGTTACCGGGTTTAGACCTATTTCCAGTTCGCAAGGGACTAATCCTGTAATCTCTATCATACCTGCTACAGACAGTTTGCCAGGTAGTATGAGTGCATCAGATAAGATTAAGGTGGACGCCTATCCTAACTATGCAGGGCCTTATGTTCCTCAAGCAACTACTGTGAATACACATGCATTATCTGGGAATATAGTAGTATCTGCTTCGGATCTTACAGTAGGAACTTTGCCCCATGCCCAACTTCCAAATTTAGTTAGTGGAGATATTCCCGATAATGCAGCTAACACTAGCGGATCGGCAAGATCGCTTTCGGCCTCTCTTATATTTAAAAACTTCTCCGCAGCTTATCGAGCTAACTTTGGAGAGATAACACCCAGCACAATAGGGGCAGCAACCTCGGCTCAAGGTGCTTTAGCAGCTAGCGCCCTACAACCTTATGGGAGCCAGTTAGCAAACTATGTTTTAGCATCCCCCAATGGCTCTTCCGGGGCTTTATCTCCTCGGGCCTTAGTGACAGCTGATGTTCCTAATTTACCTTGGGGTAAGATAACGTCAGGTGTTCCATCATACCTTTTGACTAATCAGAGTATCACCCTGTCAGGAGATGCTACGGGTAGTGGAACAACTTCAATTCCTGTTACTTTAGTTAATTCGGGAGTGACTTTTGGTTCTTATAGCTATGCTCATATTGTGGTTAATACCAAGGGTATTATAACCCATGCAGATAGAGCTACATCTCCTTCTATAACCGTAGGATCTACAACAACAGGAGTTGCAGGAAGTAATGCAGCAATCACTAATTCGGGATCATCTCTTAAGCCTGTTCTTAATTTTGCCATACCCCGAGGCTTTGCCGGGTATTCTGGAGCACAAGGAGCAGCAGGTGCCGGTATCTCGGTAGGGTCTGATGGCCAATACGGATGGTTAACTAGTGCAAACACCAGTAATTATAGTATGTGCGGAACAGGGCTTTATGGTTTTAACTGGATCTCTGGAAATCTATATGAATGCCTAAATGGTAGCAATATTCTATTTAATGGTGGGTATACTCTTCCTATAGCTAGTTCTTCAGTATTAGGTGGTGTAAAACCTGATGGAACTAGTATTTTAAATACAAGCGGAGCTATCTCAGCCACTGCGGCTTCAGTAGGTGCTATCCCGGCAGGATCATTAGGAAGTGCATCAACTTTAGCTGCAACCAATCTAACTAATGGTCTATTTTGTACATACAGTTCTGCTGGATCTGGAAAAATTAAATGCAATAAAACCCCAGCTGCTGGTGGATCAATGGTGTATCCATCTGGGTCTGGCATCCCAGTGGTGACAAGTGGGACCTCATGGAATACTACTGTAGCGGCGCCTGCAGGAACTATTGTTGGAACAACCGATATCCAGGTTCTTACAAATAAGATTATTGATGAACCAATTACAATACTCGGGCCAAGTCTTAGCTCATCTGCTGGCTCCGGATTAAATATTGGGGGCAATTCGGGTCTAACGGCGGGATCTGTTTATGATACAGCCATGGCCTTAGCTAAAGCTAATGCTACAACAACAATGCCAGCTATGTGTCTTGCTACTAGTTCTTCAAACTGTATGTTTTCTGGGGTTTATAAATTCTCAGGAAGCCAGGGTTGGACTGCTGGTCAATTGCTTTATCCCAGTTCTGCTACTGCAGGTGCTCTAGTTACTACCGCACCCGGAAATTTAGTTCAAATTTTTGGCACAGCTTTAGCTTCTGACACTATGCTAATTATGCCCACTCTAACAATGACTGGCTCAGGTAGTCCAAGTCCATTCGTTTCAGATACTTTGGCAGATACCAACGGGACACTACTTACAACTCATTCTCCACAAACAGGAGGCCCTTGGTATGCAGAGTCCGGTAACTTTACTATTTATGGAAATCAGGCCTATAATAGTGGCAGTTATGCTTATCTCTATGCCAATGCTACTCCACCAACCGCCAATTACACAGTAGAATCTGATTTTTATGTGGCTAGCATGGCATCTGAAATACTTATAACTGGAAGGATGAATACATCCGCTCAAACTTTCTATGCCTTTGGTTATTATGCTCCAGGTACAGAATGGATTCTTTATAAAGTAGTTGCAAATGCATGGACTACATTGGGAATATATAGTCAAACCCTTACTCCTGGAAATACGTATCACGGGCTATTAACCATAAATGGATCAAGTATATCCGCCTCAGTTGGAGGGACCCAGGTGATTGCTCCGGTAACTGATACTGGAATTTCAGCTACAGGAAAAGCTGGTGTATATGGTGATGTTTCTACTACTTCCTCGACTGGTATTCATCTTCTCAACTTTAAAGCGACAGGACTGTAATTATGCTGAATAGACTATTAATTATTTTATTCATTTTGCTTTTTGCTCGGCTAGGATTCGCTGCTCCTGTTGTTTCTTCATCGAGCGGTACGTTTAATAACGGGGCTACAGTGACCGTGAGTGGGGCCGGATTTGGTATAAAAAGCCCGGCTACTCCGGTATTGTGGTCTGATTTTGCTACAAGCATAAGCCCTAGTAATTTAGGCCAGAAAACCTCATGGGATGGAAATGACAATATGGTTTACTCTACTAGCCTACCATCTGGCACAGGTACTACCAATGGAGTTGTTGGGGCATGGGGTACTCAAACCGGGACTGCTGCTTTTGATCTGCAAGTTAATCAATCCAATTATTCTAAAGTTTATAACTTTACAAAAATGTATTTAACTAATACATCATCTTCGAATATGAAGTTTTGGAGATTATGGCCAACTACATTATATAATGATTTTGTAGCATCTACCAGCCAAGGTGGAATCTGCCTAAATGAAGTAGATACTACCAATCCAAGTCGCTACCAAGCTGTTAGCTTTTCTCCTAACACCTGGTATACTCAGGAGTTTATGTGGCAGTACTCTGGTGGTACTGGTATACCTAGTAATGGCGGGAATACTGGTATATGGGATTATAAACAAAATGGTCTAACTATGCAGCATATGGAAAATGTTAATAATAACGGAGGTTATGGTAACACACAGAATAACTTAGTTGATGGGGTTTTTACTGATTCTGATGATCTCCTGCCTAACGGAAGCAAGGTATACATGACATCTTTTTATGTAGATAATACCTATGCTCGTATAATGATAGGGAATGCTTCTACATTAGCTGCATCTACCCAAAGAGAAATACAAATACCGCAAGCATGGTCTGCCACTCAGGCAACTGTAGTTGTCAACCAAGGAAGTTTTGCGAATAATTCTAATGCTTATTTGTATGTAGTCGATTCTACCGGGGCTGCTAGTAACGCTCTTGCTATTACTTTCGGTAGTGGTAGTGGAGGAGGTGGGCCGGTGGTCACCAGTTTTACTCTTCCATCTACCTCTGCTTCTCTAACTGTACCTATCAGTTCTTTTACAGCTACAGATCCAAATGGTGTTACAGGATATTGTGTAACTACTACTAATTCTTCTTCAGGATGCTCTTGGAATTCATCCCCCAATACTTCCATTACTTTTGGATCAAGTGGAAGTCAAACTGCATACGCTTGGGCTAAAGATGCAGCAGCAACTATAAGTTCTTCAGTTTCGGCTAGTACCACCATTAATCTTTCTTCAGGGGTAACTACAGCCGATACCAACGCTAATGCCCGAACGGTGGCTACTCTTTCATATCTTAAAAATTTATCTAATCAATATGTTGGTGGACAAATGACGCAAATTGGTTGGGATAATATGATCCCAACAATCAAGTCCAATTTTGGAAATTATCCAGGTGTTATAGGATTTGATGCTCATTATGATTATTCTTCTTCAGAGCTTAGTCAATTAGCTTCTTGGTCTAATGGCCAAGGAAGTAATAGCAATAGTCTTATAACTCTAGTTGAACATTTGAATAATCCTGTGACTCAATCTAGCATTCATTCTCCTGGAAGTGGAAGTGGAAGTGGAACAGCCTGGGATACTACAAGCGTTGACTTTTCTGCTCTCACAACTAATTCTAACTTTCTTGCAGATCTAAGTGATGTAGCTAATACCATAGCAACTCTTCAAACAGCTGGTGTTACTGTTCTTTATCGGCCCTTCCATGAGATGAATGGTAATTGGTTCTGGTGGGGAAATAAACCAGCCGCACAATTTATAAGTGTTTGGCAATTTATCTTTAACTATTTAACAGTGACTAAGGGACTCCATAATATTCTCTTTGTCTATTCTATCAACGGTAATACAGGAAATGACACAACTTACTATCCTGGAACAAATTATGTTGATATAGTAGGTTACGATATATATAATGGTGTAAACCCGGTTATATCTAGCGATTATTCTGCCTTAACTGCTCTAGGCAAACCTTTTGCTATTACAGAATATGGGCCTTGCACTGCCAGCGGATGTTCTTCCAATACTAATTGGTCTGCATTTATTTCTGATGTAAAGAGCAGTATGCCTAAGACAACTTACTGGATGAACTGGAGTGATAACGGATCTCCTGCTACATCTGGCAATAGTTGGGTTTATAACTCTTCTGGCACTACCGGAATTTTAGCTGATTCATCAGTTATAACCGGAAATGAAATCTCGCTAGGATCTTCACCTTATAGTATTACAACCAGTGTAAGTGGTGGAAATGGTAGTCTTAGTTGCTCGCCAACTACGGTTTCTAGTGGAGGAAGTAGCACTTGCACTTTATCCCCAAACACCGGATATTCAATATCTAGTTTAACTGATAATAGTAGCAGTGTAATGTCCTCTCTTTCTGGAAAAACATATACTATTTCCAATGTAACCGGTAATCATAGTATAATTGCTGGATTTATAATCAACTCTTACACTGTTACAGCTACACCAGGTAGTAATGGTACTTTAGATGGTAGCACTACTTCCCCTAAAACTGTTAATTATGGAGGAACAACTGATTTTCTATTTGATGCCAACACTGGATACTATGTTAAATCCATTAGCGGATGTAATCAAACTGCATTCAACAATAGTCTTAACACCGTAAACTCCCAATCCTATACTACTGGTACTATCACCGGAGCATGCACTGTTACTGGAAATTTCAGTATCCAGGTTTGGCCCATGGCCTTTTTGGCTGGACCCAATGGGTCTATAAGTGGAACCAGCCCTCAAAATATCAATTATGGGTCTAATTGCACATCAGTTACCGCAGTACCTAATGCTGGATATAATTTTGTTAATTGGACTGGAACAAATGGTTTTTCGCTTACTACTGCTAACCCATTAACTGTAACAGGGGTGACTACATCTCAAACCATTACTGCTAATTTTACAGCCACAGTGGGGTCTATAGGGTTGGGAAATGTTATATTTGGTCGGCATGGAAAAATAACTGGAACAATAATCTCTCATCCTTAAGGAAATAAACCAATGATAACTACGGAGCAAGCATGTGCAAAAATGCATGATGCTGCAATTAAAGAATTAGGTATTCATGAGTCCGGAACAGCTACTTCTACAGCTAGAATTATAGAATACGATCAGCATACAGCACTAAAAGCAACATCAGATCATGTTGCATGGTGCTCATCTTTTATTAATTTTATTTCAGATGAATGCAGTTTCCCCGGAACTAATTCAGCAGCTGCCATTAATTGGCTGACATGGGGAAAGAAACTGAAAGAACCTATTCTGGGATGTATAGTGGTCTTGAAAAGGGATGATTCTCAGAATCCTAATGCTGCTCATGTCACATTATGTGATCACCCCAATATTGCAAATGGGATGATAAGGTGTTTGGGAGGAAACCAGAGTGGCGGAGTAAAAGTCTCCAGATACCCAACTAAAAATGTGCTAGGGTATAGATCTCCAATATAGTTTGAACAAGCAAGGTGGTACCAGAAAGGGCCGAACGTAGTTAAACCTTTATCTTCCTACTACCTAAAATAAAAGAGGTGTTAAATGGACTATTTGAAGAGGTTTGATCCGATAGAAATAATATTTGCATTTGCAATATGCGCCGCGGGGGTGTGTGCGACAATAAATGGGGATCAGAGTACAATCAGTTTTTGCTTAGGAGCGGCGGCCACCTATATTAAAGGCAAAACAACCTCTGTCCCAAATTAACCGGCCCTTCGAAGGGGCCTACAAGGAGAAACAACATGTTTGATTTATTCGCAAAGATTGAAACGGACCTCAACAATTTGAAGACATTCAACAGTAACATCGCTGCAAAATTAGAGACAGCCTTAACGTCTCATAATAATTTTGTTACCGACATGGAAGCTCTTACCCAGCAGCTTCAGGGGACTGGGCTTCCTGTGCCAATGGTAGTTAGTACAGCTATAGCTCAATTGGCTAATGCACAGCCCATGTTGGCAGCTTTCGGGCCAAAGATAGCTGGCATTACAGCTGCAATGAATCAGGTTCTTAGCGATATGGCAGCTCCCTTAGCTCCTGCAGTTGCTCCGGTACTTACTCCGGCAGAACTTGTAGCCGCAGCACCTGCAAGTGCTCTTGGCCCAGCAGCAGGTGTTCCTGTTGGTGCTTCAGCGACTCCAAGTTCTGCAACTGCTGCAGTTGAAGCAATCTTGATGGGAGCATCAGCGGTAAAGTAGCAACGGGGCCTCCAATTATTGAAGCGGATGCCCCTATTCCGGCTAGATAATTTCATTTTTATTGTTATTGTTATTGCCCCAGGTGTTTTTCTCCTTTTACGCCTGGGGTATTTTTACCTTTTTAACAGAAACTAAAATACCCTATATAGCAGCCAAATTAAATTAATTACCAAAAACTTTTTGGTAATTATTTATTTTAGAGATATTCTTGTATTCTTGTATTCTGGAGGTTAAGAATTAAGCTAAATTCCTTAATAAATAAGGTATTTAGCTATCCCAGTTGCCAAAATACACTAAAGGTAAAGAAATATTTTGGTATTTATTTAATTCCAGCTCTATATACAGGCATTTTAGAAGGCCGCTTTAGGTTAAATTAAAATAATATCTGAGGGCTTTACTTTTTTCTAAAGGTGTTTATAATTGGCTTTAGGATTAAAGGGAGGATTTAAAAATGCTTACCGATATGATTTGGCGTTGGCTGTTTACTCCTAAACCATGTGGTTGTACATTTTGGTTAGCATGTGATGCCCACAGCCGAATACTCTCAGAAATTGATGAAGATTTAAGGAAAGAAGAGAATAAAAAAGCAGATATCCATGTAAAACTACAATGGTGAGTATTACAGATTATAAGCCCAAGACTGCATTCCTTGAGCATCAGGCTGAAGACTTCCTTCTGGCTCGGGATTGGAAGGTCTGTGCAATTACTAGTGAGATGGGTACAGGAAAGAGTAAGCAGATCATCGATAATGCAGCCTGGCTCTTTCTCCGGGGTAATATTACCTCACTTCTAATAATCGCCCCTAATGGCCCTCACCGCGCATGGTGTGAAGATCAGATTCCAGAACATATGCCCGAATATATCCCAGTAAGGGTAGCTTATTGGGCCGCCTCTCCAAATAAAGTGGAGAAAAAAGCATTAGACACTACAGAAAAAATAGTATTCTCTGGTCTGGATATTCTAAGCATGAACATACAGGCTATAGCTACTAAGAGAGGATTTGAGTTTGCTCAGAAGTTCCTTAGAAACAGTGGCGCTTGTATGATGGTAGTGGACGAATCCTCCGGAATTAAGAACCCATCGGCTATTTGTACTAAAAATATCTTAAAGTTAGTGCCCCTTACAAAATATAGACGTATTCTTAATGGCACACCTGTTAGCAATGGCGGTCCTAATGATCTATGGGCACAGTATGGATTTTTGGATTTTAATATCATAGGCCACTCTAGTTTTATTACTTTTAAGGCTAGATATACTCAATTAATTGATGTAGCTTTAGTACTTGCTATGGGTAAATTTTCCCCTTCCCATGAAATTAGGCAGGCTCAACAAATTCAAAGAATTATTCATAAGACGCCTAGAGCTGCATTTGCTCAGTTTGAATTAAAGGATGAAAATGGGCGTCCTCAGTATCAACGACTAGAGGAGTTAAGGAGTAAGGTTGTCCCTTATACTATTCGCCGTACTAAGGCTGAGTGCCTAGACCTTCCGGAAAAGCTCTATGTGAAACGATATGTAGAGTTGAGTACAAAACAGAGAAGGATCTATGATCAGCTTAAAAAAGGCATATTGGTTGAATGTGATGGGCATGTAATGTCAGCGCCTATGGCTGTAACTAAGTTAATTCGATTACAGCAGGTTACTGGAGGATTTTTTGTACCGGATCTTATGTCGGTTAATGATTCATGGTCTGAACCAGGATTGTTTCATGATGATGATTTTACTCCGGTTACTGGTTATTCCTGTATAGATCGATTACCTCAACCTATAGATGAAATAAACCCCAGGATTGAATGTCTTATGGATCTACTAGAAGAAACTTCTGGAAAGGTAATTATTTGGGCTAGGTTCAGAGCTGAAATAGCCCAGATTGTAAAGAGAATAAAAGATGTATACGGTGAGGAGTCGGTTGTTGAGTATCATGGTGGGGTGGACAACACCGAAAGGCAGAATTCAGTTAAGGCTTTCCAAACTAATTCTACCGTCAAATATTTTGTGGGACACGTACAGGCTGGCCGTTTTTTTCTTACTTTAACTGCTGCACAAACTGTGGTATATTTTAGTAACAACTTTTCACTCCTCGACCGAAATCAGTCTGAAGATCGGGCGCATAGGATCGGGCAAAGGAATCCTGTAACCTATGTGGATTTAGTAGCACTTAATACATTAGATGTAAAGATTATCGGGATGCTTAGGGGTATGCAGGATGTAGCTAGTATGATTACGGGGGAAAATATTAGGGAGTGGATTTAATGAATATAGTGAAACGACCGAGATGTTTTAGATCTAAACCGAATTATATAGAACAGACTGAAAATGATTGTTACGAATGTATATACGGGGAAGAATGTCTAGGAATAGGAGATTTGTTGACTCCTAAAGAAAAATAACTATATACTTTTTATTTTTAGTGTATATAATGAAATAGCTAAAGGATTACAGGGAGAATATAAAATATGGGTGAAAAGAAGAGTGGCCGAGTTTTTATTCCTCAAGAACCAATGCGGAAAATAGATGGCCGCATGGTCTCTATTATGAATTTTAATAATGCTAGAAAATTTGGTGAGCCAATAATTCTTTGCCAGACAGGGCCAGCTGCATTAAATACCATGCCAACTACCTGGGGGCTAAAGGATGCACTAAGAGATTTTTGTGACGAAGATTATTTAATTTGTGTAGGCGATCCTACTTTAATTGGAATGTCATCTGCAGTAGCTAGTAATGCCAATAGGGGAAAGATAAATTATTTGAAGTGGGATAATGAATTGCGGATGTACATAGTTGTTAATTTTGACCTGTTCCAGAAGTTAAACCAATTGGAGGGTTAAAGCATGTCTAAAAAGGATTTACTATTAGATGAGATTATGGGAACAATTGAGGAAGAAAATGTTGAACCAAGTAATCTAAAGAATGAGGGACTTCAGCAGGTGGCAGAACTTGCAAAAAGACAACTTAACCTACTGGGAACTACTTTCGAGGGTGAGCAAATTACTAAAGTTCCCAGTCAATCTGCTATTGGCGATTTAATGAAATGGGCTAAAGAACAGGGAGTTGGCTCAATAGATCCTGAACTGTTTAATAAGGACTTGTCTATTTCAGACTTAGCTGGAATGATCTTATACCGAATCCAGGAATTACGGACTCTTTCTGAAGTAACTATTCCGGAATTAATGGCCTCGCTTGGTGGTATGTCTGAATTTAAACTCGCTTCTGGATTTGTAGTCAAGGTACAGCCTGATCTTACTGCGGCAATCAAGAAGGGTAGTGAGGATGACGCAGCAGATTGGCTTTCATCTAAAGGCTTCGGTGATATTGTTAAGGATGAATTAAGTATAACGCTGGGAAAAGAGGATAAGAAGATGGCTATAGAATTTAAGAATTTAGCCACTATACTTGGTATCCCTATTTCAGAGAAGATAGGCGTACACTGGGCTACTCTTAAAGCATTAGTAAAGGAACAACAGGGCCGAGGGGTTGAATTTCCGGAAGAGTGCTTTCAGATTTACAATTATAATAAAACAGAGATTAAACCTGCGGGGAAAAAGAAATGACTAAATATTTTTGTGATAGATGCCAGAAGGAAGTTAACAGTAAAAAATTGCTTTTAATACCGGATTCTGACTTTTCATATCCAAGTGGAAGTAATAAAGTTGCATGGGAGCTATGTAAAGAATGCTTAGAAAGTTTTGAAGTATGGGTAAAGATGAATAACTAAAGGGAGGTGATTCAGTGGCAAAGGGTTTTATATTTATCAACTATTATGATACACTTGGGCAATATGTATTTCAAATGGTAATGGAATCCACCTTTTTTCCGTCGCGGAGGGACGGTCAGTCAATATACCTGCAATTTAGCGCCTAACTAAGGAGATAGAAATGGGAAAAGTTGTTAAGGAAGAATCCAAAGCAGTAGCGATTAAAGAAGCTGCCTCAGTACCAATGGAAAGCCAGTTGGCAGCTATGATGGAAGAAGATTCCGGAGTAGGTTTCGAGAATGGTACGGCAGCCGATTATGCTATCCCCTTCCTGCGGGTTATTCAGAAGGGCAGTCCTGAGTGCGATGAGGCAAGTCCAGAATACGATGAGACAATGCGTCCTGGTATGTTCCAGAATAGCGTTACAGGCAAGCGATATGACGGCAAGAAGGGTGTGCTTTTTGTCCCGGCTATGTATCTCCGGGTGGGAACCAAATGGGCTTCAAATAAGGCTGATGGTACCGGATTTAGGGGGCAGATATCTGCAGCGGATCTGGATCGGGTGCTACTTACCTGTGAGCGTGACGAGAAAGGCCACGATATTCTTCCAGATGGGCTTATGCTAGTAGATAATCGGCAATGGTTCGGCCTTACTCTTGACGACGAAGAAGTATCCCCTGTATTATTTTCTCTTAAAGCCACCCAGATTAAGAAGTCAAAGAAATGGTATGCTTTTGCCAACGGACTTCGGCACAATGGCAAACCTACACCACTATATTCCCAAGTCTACCGTATTACTACTGTCCCGGAAAAGAATGACCAAGGCGGCTGGATGGGTGTTACAATTACCCATGAAGGTACTGTGCCAAATGTGGAAGTAGCTCTTGAAGCTAAGAACTTCCGGGGGATGATCCTCAGCGGCGCGGTCAAGCCTGTCGAGCCTGATATTGAAGAATCTACCGGTGCCGAACCCTTTAACAATCAATTTTAGTAGGGTCGATTTCAATGCCCTAGCTCCGAAGCGAATCGACCTTCGACAACTAGGGGCTAGGGCTTTTTTGAGGAGATTATAATGCGTAAAATTCAAGATGTCTCCACTGAGGTACTTCAGGACCAGCTTCAAGCATTAAATAGTGAAGATCTTGATCTAAATATATGTAGTGTAGATACTGTAGATACTACTTCTTGCAATGGTCCTGGAGAGCAGCTGCAATTTTGTTATAATTGCTCGTATGTCTGGTTTGAAGGAGATGTATGTCGATTAGATATAACAGAAGAACAGCGGCTGAAGTGGATTGACGGAATAACTGAGGAATTGGCGACTAGACGCATTGTTTCATGAGTCTCGGCGAAAGATTTCATACATTATTCATGGGGCTTGAAAAGTCTCATGGAACCTATAAAGTCGATGACTCAAAGAAGCCAGCTGGCGATAAGGTAAAAGGGAAAGCTCTTACTGTTCATGCATCAGTTACAAATGCGTTATGGGATAGGCATCTGGCTGGAGAGATTGGTATTGGGATTATTCCCATTCGAGAGGATGGGACTTGTCTTTGGGGAGCTATAGATGTAGATGATTATACTACTGATCATATAGAATTAGGGCAAAGAATTAAAAATATTGGGGCGCCGCTATTAGTATGCCGAACTAAAAGCGGTGGCGCTCATATGTATATGTTTTTCTCTGAGCCTATTCCCGGAACCTTACTTAGGGATAAATTAAGAGAATGTTCAGTAGCTCTTGGGGTATGGAAAAAAGAACTAGAGATTTTTCCTAAACAAAAAGCATTAGAAACGGATGCTACTGGTAATTGGATTAATATGCCTTACCAGCATGCAGATTTTACTACAAGGTATTGCATTCATAATGAAAAACCTCTTGCAGCTGAAGAATTCTTAACTCTGGCTGAATCTTATAAAGTTAACCTTCAATTTATTCAATCTTTTATACCTAAACTTGCTAAGAATGATGATAATCTTGATGATGAATGGAGTGAGGCACCGCCTTGTCTGGAATACTTAGTTAAAAACGGCTTCCCGGAAGGGTCTAAAAACAATGCTCTTTTATCCTTAGCTGTGTATGCCCGAAAACGATATGAAGATTGGAAGACTAAAGTTTCAGAATATAATACGGCATGGATGAGAGGTAGTTTTGAAGAAGTAGCAGGTATTATTAAAAGTATCGGGAAAAAAGAATATAGATATAAATGCGGGGATGTACCGCTTTGGGAACATTGTAATAAAGAGCAATGTAAACGGCGTAGATTTGGAATTGGAGAAACAAGAGGAGTAGGCCGACCATCTGCAAGTGCAGCTGATAAAGACGCAATACTCTGTGTATTAGAGGAAGTGGATCGGCCGATAAGAGTATATCGTCCGCCTGATGGCAGTAGCGATGAGCCTCAATGGATTTTTCCCATGTCCAATGGGCATCAACTGGATGTAACTCTGGATATGATATTAGATCAAGGGCGATTTTTACGAGAATATACCAAGCGATTTGAGCGAGTACGGCTCCCAGTTCCGGCACCTAAATGGCAGATCCTAGCGAATGAGCTTATGGCTGAAGCTGAGGTAATGGAATTACCAGCGGATGCTGGTCCGGAAGGGCAATTAATGTTACATTTAGAAGCATTCTGCCTAGGGAAAGTTACCGGCCTGGATAAAGATGAGATTACACTTGGTCATCCATGGACAGATCCAGATGGAATAACTTGGTTTAGGAGCAAAGACTTTCTTAAATACCTTAATCAAGAGCGATTTAAAGCATTTAAATTAAATGAATTATATGCAATCTTTAGGAAGCATGGGGGTAAGAATGACAAATTTATGATTAAAAAGAAATGCTGGGGTGTATGGGGATTCCCTGAGTTTCAACATCAGACTGAGGATTTTGCTTCAATAGTAATTCCCTTAAAGGATGAAGAAGAGAGGTTTTAAGAAATTGAGATATTTAGTGGTTTATCCATCACATAATAAATATTTTAAGGAGCACGCACGCATTAGGCGCGAGTGTAAAATTCGGGGGGCTGAGTATGAATAATCAGACGGTCATACTTGGCCCCCCCGGTTGAGTACTGGTAAATCCTTCGAATTGCTTAAGATAATAGATATGGAATTAATTAATGGGATAGATCCTAGTAGAATAGCAGTCTTGACTTTTACTAAAAAGGCCAACGAAGTTATTTTAACTAGAGCTATTGAGAAATTTGGGTTTAATGAGAAAGATGCACCATACTGGGTGACTCTTCACGCACTAGCATATCGTAGACTAGGGCTACGACGTAATGAAGTAATGGGACCAAAGAATTATACTGAGATAGGAAATGCTCTTGGCCTTACATTTGGAGGGAGTGTTGCTGCAATTGAGGAAGGATTTTATGGAGGTAGAAATAAAGGAGATAGATACCAATTTTTAGATGGCTTTGCTCGTAACAGAATGATCACCACTGAAGAAGCATTTAGACTATGCGCAGGAGATGGTGATGAAGAATTAAATAAATTTGAGATGAGAAGATTTAGCAATACACTCCTATCCTATAAAAAGGATAGAGGCATCTTGGATTTTACAGATATGTTGGAAATTCCTCAAGGGTCAATAGATGTTGATGTGGTAATAGTAGATGAGGCCCAGGATCTTTCAACCTTGCAATGGGATTATTTACGGCGGGTAGTAATTCCTAATGCGCAAAGAGTATATATTGCAGGAGATGACGATCAAGCTATTTACCAATGGAGTGGAGCGGATGTGGTGCAGTTTCAAACTCTTCCTGGACGTAGAGTAATCTTGGATCAAAGTCATAGAATCCCACGAGCTATTCACCAATTAGCTGAAAAGATTTCTTTTACAATTAAGACTAGATGTGCTAAGATGTATAAACCAATGGATAAAGAAGGTTTAATTCGATATTATAGTGATCCTGAAGATGTGGATTTATCGGTATCTGGTACATGGTATCTTTTAGCCCGTAACTCATATTTGCTTTCTCAATTAATTACAATAGTTCGTGATCAAGGATATACTTATTCAATTCGAGGAGAAAGTGCAATTATTAGTAAACACGTAGATGCAATCTTAGCTTATGAAAAATGGCGTAAAGGTATAGAACCATCTACAGCAGATAAGAACCTGGTGGAAAAATTGTCTACTCACCCTTGGCCCGGTACTATCTGGCATGAGGCTTTAGATAAGATACCTAGGAACGAGCGAGATTGGTATATAAGCGTACTTCGACGTGGGGGTAGTCTAACTAAAGCTCCTAGAATTAATATAGGCACAATTCACTCTGTTAAGGGCGGAGAAAGTGATCATGTATTACTTATGACAGATATGAGTATGGCAACATGGCATGCAGCTGAAATGAATCCTGATGCAGAAAAGAGATGTTGGTATGTGGGCGCTACACGAGCACGGGAATCACTTCATATTATCCGTGCACAAAGGGATACAGCATGGGATCTGTAAGTGGGAAAGCTAAGAAATTATTTTCAAACTGTTATATGTTAGATGGAACCCCAGTTAGATGCCCCTATTGTGGCGGATATAGAATCAGAACTAAAGTTAGGGATAGCTCAGATGGAATAAATTCGCTAGAGGAAGAATATTATTGCGGTGAATGTGGTATTATCCTGGCCTTTTGGTCTTATGGCCATTTTGACACAGAATTACGGGAAGATCCTCCGAATATAACTAAGGCTGAATTAACTACGCAAAATACAGCCGGTCTTTTGGAGGATGAATGATTTGGAAAAATTCATGTAAAAATTGCGGAATAATAATTAAATGGAAAGCTGATAGTTTTTTGATGCGGCTGATAAACATCCAAAAGGCTGGGTATATGACCCTGTTTTAAAAGGTATTGTCTGTCCAAAATGTAAGATAGTTTGAGGGAGTATAAAATGCGTAATACAGACAAAAGATTACTTAATGATAAGGAATTCTCTAATGCTGACAAGGAATTCTCTAATGCTGACAAGGTATTTCCTACACTAGAGGAAGTTGAAGAATACCTCAAGCAAGATGAAGATAAGATCCGACTGTTACTAGGAATTATAGACGGTAAGATAAAACTAAACTTTGGGGATCGGCCTGTGAAGTGGATAGCATTTACTCCGGATCAGGCTGCTCGGATAGCTTATGATATACTGGTACTGGTGAAGAAATTAACTGTTCCGGAAGAGGAACAAGGAGAAAAAAGGAGTATTATAATATGAAATATTGTAAGTTCAAAGTAACGGAATTAAAAGAGATACTCAATGTAATATATAAACATGTGGGGCTATATCCTACTGACGATCTGATTATTGAATTAAAAATTGAGAGAAGAATAAAAAGTGAAATATTAGCAAGAGGATTGTCAGTATGACTGTCTCTAAACGGCCAGCTAAAGTGCCGAGTTTTACTCTTCAGAAAGAGACTCATTGCGGCCCAATGTATATAATTGTAGGTCATATTAATGGAAAGATAATAGAGGTATTCGCTATACTAGGGAAGGCTGGCGGTTGCGGGTCCGCAGTGGTTGACGGTATGGCTAGGATGATCTCATATGGACTTCGTAGCGGAATGGAACCAGATAGAGTAATCAAAGGTATGAGCGGTATTCAATGCCACCAGGGGCCAGATACCTGTTGTAACGCTATTGCTTTAGCAGTTAAGGAAGTAATGAATGAATTGGAGGAAATGGAAATATGTGAGGAGGGCTATGACCGATAACATCTGGGAACAAATAGTTACTAGCAAATTATCTATCTCAACAGAAATTGCTCAACCCAAAACTAATAAATCAGTTATACCAGATGAATGTTTATCAGCTTTTGCTCCCATGTTCCTAGATACAGAAACATCGGGCATGATCCTTAGACGTATGCCCATGAATCATGTTTGCCAACCTGATATTATCCAGATAGCAATGATATTGGATCATGCTGATGGGTATTTTAGCCGCTCTATGATTGTAAATCCTAGTGATATTAATTCAGACTGGGAATTAGATCCGCAGGCTGAAGCTGTACATGGTATCTCGAAAGAGCAAATTCTGGATGAAGGTATTCCCAGTAGAGCAATGCTGGAAGAGGTAAAGTATATATTGTCACGATCTTCAGTAATGGCCTGTCATAACTGGGGGTTTGATTCGCAAATGTTAGCCATAGCATTTAATCGAGCAGGTGATACTAAGAGCGCAATGAAGATCTTGAATGGAAAAAGATATTGTACAATGATAGCAAGCACAAATCTCTGTAGGCTTCCAGGTAAGTTCGGAAATTATAAGTGGCCTAAACTAGAGGAACTTCACCAATTTTTATTTATGGAATCAGTACAAGGAGCACATGATGCTCTAAATGACACAATAGCAATTCGAAGATGCTATCATGAGATGAGGAGAATGGGAATATGAGCAAAGTCTCTGTAAAATTTAGGTGTAGAGCATGCGAGAATGGACCATGCACAGTTAAAACTCACACAATAAGTGTTCCTCAGGTATGTATACATGAACATGGAAGATATGATGTAAATTGGTTTTTCTACTCTCAAGAATTGGAAGATATGTCAAAGAAGGAGAAAAAGGCATGAAAGTACGAACAGTTGAAGAGAATAGAGTTTGTAGGTTGGCATGGTGCGGAAAGGTATTAGTAAGAAATGAAAATGAGAGTGCTGCCGGTTTTAGGAAAAGACAGACATGTGGCCGAGCACACGGAGCGGAACTTTCTTTTATGCATAAAAAGATGCCACGACCGACAATTATTAATCAGATCGGATTGCTAACTAACCCGGACGACAAGGGCCGACCATACGCGCCAAAGGGGCGAGGATGGTAGATACCGAGGTGGAGATATTACTAGGCAGGCTATGCGTCCGAGTACTTAAGAAACGAACTAATTTAAAGGGAGCTGCACAGCATATGGAGGAGGACGGAGGTTATCGAGTAACCGGCTTTTGGCACGATAAAAAATTTTGTATCGAGATAAGAAAAATGTGAAGAACCGCTTTACAACCCAATATCATAGTGATATGATTATTCTAGAGTTACAGATTAAAGGATTAAAGGAGAGAAATTATGAATAAAATTAAGGATATTCCGGAAGGCTCTAAGGTAATTATTTTGGGCTTTGGGGCGGGAGACAGCCGAAAAGGGGTGGAAACTTCATATGTTGGACGGCTTGCTATTGGGGAGCTAGTTAATCTTCCAAAAGAAATAAGTATAGATGGCCACATTTTTAATTTACAGGTTAAGGTTTTGGTGATTAATGAAGATTAAAAGTTGTATACCGACTCGGCCTTGCCCCGTATGCAGAAGTGTGGCTACAGGGGTGTATCATTCTCAAGGTTGTAGCTGTACAAATGTAAGGTGGGTAAAGGAAAGGTATTATTTAGCTCATTACCATTATGTTTGTAAAATTTGTAACCTGGAGTGGGTAATTCCCTATGTTACAATTGAGCTTAAAGTTTGTGACGATGGTAGCCTTGTTTATCGGGCCCGTTTTTGTACTACTGGCCTTGGCTATACCAACCCCAAAAAGTAAGTAGTAGATTAATTTAGGATTATAGGAAGGAGCCTTGCCATGCTTAAAGCCTATCGAATAGAAAGCGAAGGTATGGGAATATGTTCTAAATCAGCTTCAGCTGGTATCCTTATGAGTTGCGCCGGATTGTTTAAACCTCCTTTAGATTATTCGGCGGGGGCATATCAGCATTGGTTCACTCGGAAGGGATACCGAAAGATGGGGGAAATGATAATTGCTTTAAGTAAAGCTGGGAAACATCAAATCCATATCAGAACCGCTCTTATTCCTAGTAGCCTTATCCAATATTTCGATGAATTCCAGGTAGTAATCCTACGGGAAGAACAAGTTAAAATAATTCCCTGGAAATTAACAAAAAAAGTGGACCGTCGGCTTTCTTGATGATATATTTGTCTTGTAGGTAAGAATTATAGGATTAAAGGAGGTAAGACAATGAGACTTAATTCTGAGCATGTCGAGAAGCATAAATTATCAGTTGCCGAGGTAAGAAAGTACGAGACCGAATTGCGGGCAAAAGAGGCTCGGTTAGAATTCCTTCAAGAGATGTTTGTGCATAGCTCATTAGGGGCTAAGGATGATTTTTCCGAGGTTAATAGATTAACAACTCGGATTAAATTTCTCGAACAAGTTATTGATCGTGGGTTTGAGTACAAAAAGTTGAAGGAACTATAATGCGGAAGAAAGTATCAGAAATAGAAATTCGTGCTTTCTTTCTTGAGAACCCTATAGCTCTACAAGTCTGTAGGGACTCATATGCTCATGTGTACTTGCACTTAGCCCATGCTAGTGGCCGAGTAGTATTGCTAGGGATGATTCAGGATAAGGAATCCTCTACTGGGGTAACGGATGAGTCTCTTCGAGATATTCTTAAATTTACAGTAGAGGATTATAAGCGTTATTTTAAACCACTGGGAACAAGTCCAGATCAGCTTGCACATATCTGGTTAACTTCCCCCATTCCGCTCACTGAGCGAGCAAAGGAGATTCTAATGGTAATTAACATTGATCGTCGAACTGCGGGTGAAGTAAAGTATCTTGGTAAGTACAATGATCTGGAGGAAGGAGTCAAGTCAGCTGAGGTGGGAACAGAAGTGGCAAAGGTACCGGAAGAGTTGAATCAATTTAGCACACCTATTCTTACTCAGATATATAATGCGATAGTCGGGCCGGAGAAGAAGGTCAAAGGCTTTAGCAATAAGACCTTGGCTATGGATCGGGTAACTAAAGCTATATTTGATCTTCCTGTATCTGAAACTCTTGTATCCAACAAGGTACCTACTGAAATTCCTGCGCCCCAGATATTAGCTGAATCCAAAATCCCTGCGGAACCCAAGGCAGTAAAGGTGCCTACTAAAGAACTTGTTAAACCCCTTAAACTGAATAAAATTGTCAGTATCCCTCTTTCTACAAAAATTCATATTTTGGCGCCTAAGAATCCACACCGGGAAGGAACCGGTCTCTATGTTCGGTGGGATCTTTATAGTGACGGTATGACTATCGGCGAGGCGCTTAAAGCTGGTATTACTAGGGCGGATCTACCTTGGATGGCTGAGCATAAATATATTGAGTTTGAGGTAATCGCGGCAATAGCCGAACAGTCCGAGCAAGAAATTAATAATGTAGAGGGTGTAGAGACTATAGCCGAGTAATTATATACGGTGAGGTTATTGCATACGGGGCCGGTCTTTTAAACGGCCCTTTTATTTAGGGAGCTTAAATATGATCAATGAACTAAATTTACTGGATAAGTTTGTACCTAAATCGGAGTTTAAGTCGGCTACTTGGGAATGTTTTAATGTAGCAGATGGCCAGGTTACAGCTACAGATTTTGCCATAACCATGTCAATGTATATTCCGGAACTAGCAGGCTTTAATTTTAATGTACCTGCTCATAAGTTTACTGCAGCCATAAGTGTTTGCAAGAATCCTCAATTGAGTCAGAATGATGATGTCTTGACGATCCGGGACGGATCTTTTAAGATCGATATTCAACTAATAATGAATGCCTTTGGGGATATTTTTATGCCCGAAGGAGAAGGACTAAAGTTTGGACCTATTCTTCCTGTTCTTAAGGTGCTTCAAGGCTTTATGGGGTCTCCCAAGCGGCCTAACCTCCAGGGAATATTCTTTAATGATAATTTTGCCTATGCCAGTGATGGTAGTGTAGCCGCTAAAATTCCATGCATGGCTGAAGGCATTTCCGCAGTTATTCCAGCCAAAGCTATATCGGAGCTTCTTAATAATGGGAATGAGCCGGTTAAAACAGTTTTAAACAAGAACCAGGTGGCTTTTTTTTATACCGATAAGGACTGGCTTCAAGCTAATGTTCTTGATACCAAATTCCCCGATATTAATAAGATCCTAAATAAGGTTGTATTTATCGATAATAAGGTAGATCCGGCTTTACTTATAGGAATCAATCAAATTCTTCAATTTACCGAGGGCGAGTTTACTCAAATTACATTTGATGAGAAGGGGATCAAGGGTGGTTCAGCAGAGTTTTATATTAGCAGCCTGTATCCTTCATGCTGGAATGGCAAGACCCTTAGAGGGGTGCTGGAGCTTGCTGAAACTATAAATTTCGAGGCATGGCCTAATCCAGCAGGTTGGAGAGGGGCAAACGGGCTTGAAGGTGTACTCTGCGGATTGATTAAATAAGGCTTTTACTTGGCTCCCAGATATATTTGTAGTAACTAATTCCAGCAGGAGAAGGATAATATGAGACCAAAGAATGAAAAGAAGCAATATGAGGAGGAGAAAGAAGCGGTTCGGACCTTGTCTATTTTTGATGAAGATGATGAAGCTGAAGATAAGAATACTTGGAGTAAAGAATGGAATGATATGCCTGAGTTTATTCAAGAGAATGACCCACCCTTTGAATATATTAAGGTATGCTTTAGAAGTATAGATGATCGAAAAGCCTTCGCTAAATTAACTAACTTAACTGTTACGGAAAAGACCAAGACAATCTGGTTTCCTGCATTAATAGAGCGAAGAGGTATGGATAAGAATGTAGAATATATAGATGAGATAGAAGAGGAGGAAAGGTTTTGAATGAATTAGTCTCAATTAAGGGTAATTTATAATGCAACCAAAATATCCAGTATATATTATCTCGAAGGGCCGGTGGGAGAGCAGATTAACAGCAAAATGTCTGGAGAAGATAAATGTACCTTACCATATCGTAGTCGAACCCCAAGAATATGACCAATATGCAAAGGTAATTGATCCTTCTAAAATCTTTGTATTACCTTTCTCCAATTTAGGATTAGGATCTATTCCTGCTAGAAACTGGGTATGGGAACATGCCATATCTATCGGAGCAGAACGACATTGGATCATGGATGATAATATCTATAACTTTTATCGTCTGAACCAAAATTTTAAAGGTCGGGTAACATCAGGAACTGTCCTAAAGCTAGCTGAGGATTTTGTAGATAGGTACGAGAATGTAGCCCTATCTGGTTTTCAATATGCACTATTAACAGCTGCCCCCAAAAAAAAACCTGCTTTCTGTCTTAACACTAGAATCTATTCTTGTATTTTAATTAAGAATGATCTTCCTTACAGGTGGAGAGGAAAGTATAATGAGGATACCGATCTAAGTTTAAGAGTGTTGAAAGATGGATGGTGTACGATTCTGTTTTATGCCTTTTTAGCCAATAAAATGACAACATTGGTAATGAAAGGTGGGAATATGACGGAGTTATATAAAGATGATGGTCGTTTGAAGATGGCTGAGTCGCTAAGAGATCAGCATCCAGGCGTATGTTGTATTACTTGGAAATGGAATCGCTGGCAACATCATATTAATTATAAACCTTTTAAAAAGAATAAACTCATCATGAAGGAAGGTTTAGTCATTCCCAAAGGAAATAATGAGCATGGAATGAAATTAGTAAGACTGAAATAAAGGAGTTGTTTATGTGGAAAAAGATGAAACAGATAAAGCGAATAAAGCCACTAGGGTCTACTTCACCTCGGGTCTGGGTAATAGAACCTTCATTTGGATGTAATCTAAAATGTGGTCATTGTTGTTCTGATTTAATACAGTATGAAGATAAATTACTCATGTCTAAAGAAGTATGGACAGCCACCTGGAATATTCTGGGCCAAGTATCTCCAACTGTTAGGGTCGATATTTGCGGAGTAGTAGGGGAACCTACCCTAAATCCGGATTTAACAGAGTGGCTGCCAATAGGCAGACAATTAGCTCCTCTTTCCCAGATCCAAATCACTACTAATGGTACTAAATTGATAAGTGGTGCTGTTACATTTAAGAGGTTATTAGATGCCGGAGCTAATATTATTTATGTAGATCAATATGGGCCCCCAGAAATATTTGAAAAACTGGCTGAAGAATCAGGTTATCCTTGGTATAAATATTATGACGCTCCCGAGGATGCCCCTAGTCCCTGGAAATATTATGGTCCACATCCCAAATTTATTGTATTAATGGATCATCCTGGGCTTTGGCCAAAATCACGATTTAGGGCAGGGTTACTCGGTAACTGGTATGGGAATCTTAACTGGGAAAAGGCAAAAGAATTTGGAATGAAGCCATTAGAGCAACCTTTAACTCGCCGCTGTAATCAGCCGTTTCTCTATGTCAATGTTGGAGCTGATGGCAACTATTTGCTATGCTGTCAAGATGGATTACATATAACTTCTGGGAAGTTTGGAAGTGTATTAGAAGGGCAGTATGGATTTAATTCATTTTGGTATGGAAAGGAAATGCAGATAGTACGTCAGCGATTAAGAAATAAAGATCGAGCAGGTACGCTTTATGCTTGTGCCAAATGTAATATTACATTTTCCCGATGTGATTTTAGACACTATAGTAAAGAAGAATTATCAAAATATTTGGAAAATGGCGAATGGGTTAAATTTAAGGATTAAGCTATTATGCATAAAAGAAAGATATTAGGTGTAGAAATTTGGGTATGTGAAAAAGCCGAAGCTAATGCTCTTGACAAACAAAATAAGGAAGAGAGTTGGCGAATATGGATACAAGAGGAAGTAGACAAATATCTTTTAGCTTCTCCTGAGGAACTACAAGCAATTATTGATAAGAAAAGATTGCGACCAGGCTCATATTTAAAATAGGAGTATAAACATGGCTAGTAACATAGTAGAATTCAAATTAAGAAATGAACAATATTGTAAAACAACTGAAATCAAAGCTATCCAAAAACTTCGAACTAATATGTTTAAGATATGCAGGAAAGATAAACTCCAATTAATTGAAGTAGATGAAACTCATCTTCCTTTTGATGTTTATAAATGGGAAAAGTGATATGCTACGAACCGATCATCCATATATCCATCCTTTGGTAATAAATAATGCTGAGGAAATGCTTGAACTACTCCGCAGTATCTGGAATAGAATAGATGGAATTAATCGGGGGCAATTATCTATAGCGCATCAGGAAGCTATTGAGAGATTAGTCTTTAAGATGAGGACGGTTAAGGTGTGTGGAAAAGATGGCCCAGACTAAAACCTACAGTCTATTGGAGAGCTGTACTAATATTATAGTTGGCTGCGGGGTAACTCTTTTAAGTCAGATTATTATCTTTCCGTTGTTTGGAATACATATTCTGCTTAGAGATAATTTAATGATGACAGCATGGTTTTCTGTATTGTCAATTACAAGAGGCTACCTTATAAGGAGGTTCTTTACTTTATATGTCAAGCGATAAACCTCAAGCTGTATGGGATACTGAGTGTGGGCCTAATTACTGGCTGATTAAATTTATGAGATTGTCTGATAATGTAATGGCGGAGTTTGAGCAGCTAGAAGATAAGCCGTTAGACTATAAAAAAATTCGAGAAATAATCAATAAATATGAGTTAATTGATTTTAATGGTATTAAATATGATGTTCCAATGCTACAGTTTGCTTTAGCTGGTGCCACCAACACCCGGTTAAAGGAAATTTCTGATAAATTAATAGTAGAACATACCCCAGCATGGAAGCTAAAAGGAGAATACAAAACTGTTCCATTAAACATTGATCATATTGATCTAATAGATTTGCCTCGGGGTAAAGACTCACTTAAAACTTATGCCGGTCGATTACATGTAGAGGAGTTGCAAGATCTACCTGAAGAAATGTTCAATAGAGTATTGACTAGAGACGAAATGAATGCAGTTGCTACTTATTGCGGGAAGGATCTAAAGGCAACAGCACTACTTTATAATCATATATTGCCTCAGATAGATCTTCGTCGAACTATGTCTAAGCGATATAATACGGATCTGAGATCAAAGTCGGATGCTCAGATAGCAGAAATAATACTTACTTTAAATTTGACTAAAGAGTTGGGGTATAAGCCTTGTAAAGCACTTACCGTAGAGAAAGAATTTAAGTATGACATTCCAGAGTTTATAACACTAGATCATGAAGTACTTGATATAATTTCTGGGTGTAACTTTACCTTAGATAAGCTTGGGCATATAGTTATGCCTCCAGAACTTGATAATTATGAGATCAAGATCGGCAAGTCTATTTATCGGCTAGGAATAGGTGGACTTCATTCTTCCGAGAGTTCGGTCTGGTATAAGGCTGAAGATGGCTGGGGTCTAGCTGATCATGATGTTACTGGGTATTACCCTGCCACTATACTACGTTGTGGAATAAGTCCTAAGCACATTGGGCCTGCTTTTTTAAAAGTATTTAAGACCAGTGTGGATGAGCGTACTGTAGCAAAGTCAACAAATGATACAGAAGTTGCTGATACTTTAAAGATTGTAAATAATGGATCTTTTGGGAAGCTATCATCTAAATACTCTATTTTATATGAACCAAAGTTAATGCTCCAGGTAACACTAACTGGGCAGCTATTGCTATTAATGCAGATAAATTCCTTAGAAGAGCATGGGCTTCAAGTAGTTAGTGCCAATACTGACGGTATAGTGGTGCGCTATCCACTTAGTTTAGAGACTGTGCTAACTCGTTGTATTAAGGAATGGGAACAAATAACCCGGTTATCGATGGAAAGAAGCGAGTATTCAGCTCTTTATTCCAGAGATGTAAATAACTATTTTGCTATTAAGAAGAATGGTAAGATTAAAACCAAAGGATGTTTTGGACCTCCGGCTGTTAGTAACCTAGAAGCAAAGAACCCCCAAGACGAAATTTGTAACGATGCTCTTTTTGCCTACGTTCAACATGGTACTCCATTTGAGCAAACAATCAGAGAATGTAAAGATATTCGTAAATTTCTGACATTAAGGAAAGTGGAGGGCGGGGCAGTAAAGGATGGAGTCTACTTGGGAAAAATAATCAGATGGTATTATGGAAAAAACGCTAACGGGGCTATTAAGTACCAAAGCAACGGCAATAATGTAGCCTTAACCGATGGTGCGCAGCCGCTAATGGCTCTTCCTGTAGATTTTCCTAAAGATATTGATTACAACCGGTATTTGGGCAAATGTGAAAGTTTATTATACGATGTAGGCCTTAAACACAGCTTTAATCCTCAGTGCAAATTCGGTAATACTTCATCCAAACTAATCAAATTATTTTAAAAATTTAATAATTTTTCCTATTCTATTCTGCTCAAGTTGCGCTATATTAAAAATATAGATAAGGATTATAGAAATTAAAAGGGTCAGAGGAGACATAAAGTGGAAAACATTATTAGAAGAAATCGGCTAATGACTGTATTCGCATATGCCATAGAATCTCTTCGGAAGAATGAAAGTCATGGCGGAAATATTTCAGTATTTCATAAAAAATTATTGGTCGAACTAGAAGAGCATCTGAATCAAGCCGCTAATGGTGTATCTCTTAAGATAGGTACTTCAGAAAAGAAGATTGTGCCATATGACTGTGGGGAGGATTAGCTATGAGAGAATCGGGATTATGGCATACAATACGTACCAATCTTCCTGATGTCTCAGGAGCCTTTCACATGGAAAGGTTTGAAAATCCTATTGGGCTGGGAACCCCAGATATTAATCTATGCTATAAAGGAATCGAAGCATGGGTGGAAATTAAATATCTAGAGAAGTTCCCTGTTAAGCCCACTACTTCTGTTAAGATTCCCCATTTTTCTAATGATCAAAGAAATTGGTTGAAGAGGCGGGGAGAGTGTAGTGGATTAGCATGGCTTTTTGTTCAGACCGGAACAGAGTATTTTTTATTTGACTGGAAAAATGCTCAGTATATAGGAGAACTAGTTACTTTAGACTGGGAGCACTTTGCAAAAGGATATTGGAATAAGCGGTGCAATTGGCAAGAATGGCTAAGGATAGTTACTAAAATAGATTAGATGGAGGTAAAAATGAATTGCCCCAGGTGCCAAGGTAAGCTAGAAAATAGGGAATTTCCTAATCAGAAAGAATATGTCTGTGAGAATTGCGGAGATACATACACAGCCGAAGATTTAGAGATCTGGAAGAAGATGGAAGGAAACGCGCTATGAACTGCCCAGACTGTGGAGCTGAGATGAATTATGATATGTGGGAAAATGAATATGAATGTTGGGACTGCGGGCGTATTGTAAATAGGTATAAAGATAATCCGAAGGAATGGGATTAAACAGCAAATAGAAATAGTTTCTATGTAAAATTAATATTAAAATTGGCCTTTACTGTAGATTTTTGTGATATGATTATCTTGTAGTTGAGGATTAAAGAATTGATAAGGAGGGTGCCCGTGAAAAATAGGACTTGCAGGGAGCATCAGAAGCATCTCCAGACTTTATTGCTGCTGGCTTACAATATAGACAGGGTCTACGATAGCCAAGGTAAGGATCTTACTGAAGTATTTTTTCGTGTTCTAGCTACCTTGCGGGGAACTACACCAAGGCTGGAATCAGAAGATCATGTATGGGATAGCAAAAGGGAAGAATGTACCTGCGGCTATAGTCCATATCATGATGCTATGTTTAATTGTCCAAACCATAAAGAATTTAAGCCAGGGATAGGATTCTAATCAGGAAGAAAAAGGAGAAATACCATGCCATGTTAAGTATATTAACAGTCATATTCTGCTTATTCGCTTTGATAGTTGTTGTTAGTCAGCTTTCACTTCCAGTAATGATGTTAATGGGAATGGTTAAGGGATTATTTTCTAAGAGAACAGGAAGGAGTTAAACATGTATAAGGAATTTCAGGAACAGTGGAGTGAAGAATGGACTAATACTCCTGAAGAATGGAGTAATACTCCTCAATTTCATAGTTCTTATTGTCTATTCTGTGATAATACTTATCTAAATCTAATTCGGTGGGAAAATATCGAATGGGATAAGTTAATGGAGGATTAATATGATTACTAATATTAATAAGGCATGCCGATACTTTACACTAGATCCAAAACTATTCTATTTTTCCTTAGGGTGTCTTTATGGGCTAAAATCATCATTGCCAAAAGAAAAGGCTGAGGACCAGATTATTACAATGCTCATGCGAATAATACAGAAACATAGTTCAATAGAAGGAGGAGAAGAATGGTAAAGCTGGTTGGTTGGGTAACAGGAGTATGGGCAAGATATTGGACTGGGGTGTGGGGAAAGTATTTTCTCGGATGGTTTACACCTGTGGTAAAATGCGAAGGTTGTGGAGCAATATATGAGGATATTACCTCACAACCTTTTGGGTCTCAATGGTGTCCAAATCATTTGATGGTAAGATCTGATGGCAAACGGGCCTGCTATTATGTTCGATATAATTCCGGATTACAAGTTGAGATGGTCTATGCCAAATTAAAAGGGGAAATAAAATGAGCCAAGACTTAATAGAAGGGCCAATAGACGGTTATAAGTTAACAGATGAAAATATGGTTTGTTGCCCAGGCGGTATACCTTACCAGTATGAACTTGGTAAACGACATCAATTGGTAGAAGAAAACAGGCCTTTAGATTTGTGCGAGTATGGTTTCCACTTCTGCTTATATCCTTCAGGTGTTTATGTATATAAAAATATAGGTAGAGTTTTTAAAGTAAGAGCCTACGGAGTTTTGAAATTGGATAAAACTCCGGGAGCAGATTTAAAGATGGTTTGTAAGGAGATAGAATTTGTTGAAGAAATAACGCCTACAGGTAACCAGAATACAGGCCACCGGAATACAGGCGACCAGAATACAGGCCACCGGAATACAGGCTGCCAGAATACAGGCCACCGGAATACAGGCCACCGGAATACAGGCTGCCAGAATACAGGCGACTGGAATACAGGCGACCAGAATACAGGCCACCGGAATACAGGTAACTGGAATACAGGCGAACGGAATATAGGCCACCTGAATACAG